CCCTTATGATTTGCTTCAAAAACTTATCGAAGTGGGAAGCAGTCAAAGTTGAAACACCCGACGGCGCAACGGGGACCTTGCGCTAAACAACTTAAAGGAAGTAAAATGAAGAAGACCATCATTGCAGCAGCTCTGGCATTTGCAGCTATGTCAGCATTCGCACATGATTCGGGGGAAACCAGCTACTCGGTTAACGGGGGTTTTGGCTCCAGTGTTTCCGTGTCGGGGGGCTCGATGGCTGAATCGGGCCAGTATGGCAATGGCACAAGCTCGCAATACAGCACCTCGTCGGGTTACGGGATTGCTGCGGGGGGCACGGGTGTTGTTGGCGGTTTTACGTATGGGGGCCTAGCTGCCGGCTCGATCAGTGGTGCTTATGGCTCTTCTGGAACGTCGAGCTACTCGACAGGCTACACCAGCGGCCAAGGTTACGGTGACTCGAAAGCGGGGGCTGGTGTTGATTACTCGTCGTACGGCTACGGCAACCTGAACGCATCGTACAACTACAGCAACTAAACACAATGGGGGGGCTTCGGCCCCTCACCTCGGGGCAACAAAAAATGAAGACCTTACTTTTAATCGGGGCACTGCTGGTTTCAGGGGGTGCATATGCGCAGAGCTCGTCGATCGCTGATCAGACGTCCCAGTCTCAATCGGTGGCTCAAGGGACGATCCAGTTCAGCCAAACTCCGGAACACACAACGGAGACGATTCGCAACGTCTCAGCACCTGTACTTGGTGCGTACGCAAGTTCCTTCTCACAAATGAACTGCGGTCAAACAGCTCAAGGGGGATTTGCTGTCGCTGGATTTTCAGGGGTGTTTGGTGCGTCGAAAGACAGTCATACCTGCGTGCTCGAAGTTGCAGCTGCGGAGATGGTTCGTCAATCGACAGTGACCCCTGACCCCACCGAATCTCTGGCATTGCGACATGCGGCTAATGGTGTCCGTTGCCAGATTTCGGAAGAAGTGTACGATGCAATGCAGGATGCTGGCTTCGAATGTAAACGCAAACCCGCCGGCATGCAATAACAGTTTTCTCAATCAAATCAAAGGGTTATAATGGAAACGTTGTAACCCTTTTTCTTTGGAGGATGCCATGCACGATTTGACAAGTTTTATGGAAGTAATGGTTTGGATGGTGTATTTGATGGGGATTGTTAGTGGAGTGATTGCATCATTCACTATCAAGAAAATCATTCAATATTTTTCGCCCTAAACGGCGATTTTTGGCGCCCATGACACGTTCCTTTTATTGATCGTGTATCATTGCATACGTCACATTTTCAAACGCTCATGGGCGATAATAAGGATAACTGATGAAATACTACAGGACAATGATTTGCGATATGACGACAGTCTCTAACTCGGTCTGGTATGACGGTTTCCGCGCATTCCTTCACGGTAAACCGGACACCGATAACCCGTACGCTGTTCAAACCCCACCATACTATCAATGGGCGAATGGTTGGCACGAATCCCGCAAGGATTGGATTGAACACAAATCTGAGTCGAGCAACCCGCATCGACCGGAAAATCGGCCAGAAGTTTAAATAAAGTTTCTTTTGGTTACAAGGAAACATATAATGAAAATATCACAACAGGAGTGAACAAATGGAACAACCTAACTCAGTGATTGTCAAGTTTCAATCTCTCGTTTTCCTGAATCACCGACGTAACACGTTCTTGCTCGTCGGTTCAGGGGAAAAATACCATCACTTTGTCACCATGGAAAACGGGATTATTGACACGAAAAGACTCAACAAAACCTCCCAGGAGATGAGAGATTTCATCCCTTACAACAAATATTCGCTCAAGCATGCAGCGGAAATTTATCTCAACACTACCCTCGAAAAAACCTCAAAAGCCAAGAGAATTCTTCGAATTATCATGGCAAACAAAGATGATTCGAGGATGAATTTCCTGCCTACCGCCGAAAAGGATAAGGCAGAGAAGCCTACCAGGGTTGAGCGACTGGTTGAAAAGGCAAATGAAATAACACTCGAACAGATTTGCAAGTCCATCAACATGGACTCAAAACGTGCTCGTTCCCTTTTCAGGGAAAACAACATTAAGAAACCCGGCCAGCGTTGGACATGGGCTAAGTCTGAAAAGGACGGGATCATTAAGTTGATCAAGTCTTTGGATGTGAAATGAAGGTCACTCGTATAAAATTTCCCATTGAAGAGGGATCAGAACATCTTATCCCTTCTGAAATATTAGATTTTCTATCTTCATCAATTGTGGATGGGGATCTTGAACTTGACGAATATGAATACAGAAGTATCAAGATTCAAGAGATACGATTCGATAGTAAACTGGTTGAAGGTAATGAAACCTATCGAGTTTATAACATAGACTTGGGGGGAGATAACAAAGCCATTGAGAAAGTTGAAACCTGGTTTGAGCAGTTTAACAAGCCCCTACATTAAGGAAACAACATGGGACACAATTCTTATAAGCAGGAAAATTTGGTGAGAGTTGCTGAGTTCTTTCGAGATTCTGATGGTAAACCCGTTGATGGTAAATATATTGACGACCGATTTGGGATTCCCCGTGATCAGCGGTTAGCTATCATGCGGCTTTTGATACGCCGAAAATACGTTTTGAAGATTGGGGCTTCTAATGCTCAAGTTGGCATAACTTACCTACAAAACCCCGATTTCCAAGGGGTATTTGCTGACGCAGTGATTGGTTATCGAGGTGATAAACACGTTGATAGCCATCAAACTGCGGGCCGTCAATACGTACCGCCCCCGAACAAGGAGCCTTGGGAGCCTGTTTACATCAAAGAATTGTTGAAGCATAAAAAATTGTGCGAAAGCACTAGATAATTGTTGACATACGAGAAAGAAAGATATATTATACAAATTCCTGATTAATCAGGTCTTACTTACACAAAACCCAGGAGTATTAAAAATGGTCAAGAAGGTCACGCAAACAAAGAAAGTGGAAGTTGAACAAGCCGAAGCCGAAGAAGAAGTCGTTCAGGAGCAACCGAAGTCGAACGTCAAGAAGCTCGTGAAGAAGGAAGTTCCGGTCCCGGAAACGAAGGTGAAGGCGAAGAAGGAAAAGGCTGCCCCGAAGGAAGAAGACCCGAACCAGGTTACCCTCAAGCAACTCTGCGATGAGCATGACTTGAACGCCACCACGGCCCGCGTGAAGCTGCGTCGCAAGTTTGGTGCCAACGGTGTACGTTACAGCTGGGAAAAGGATTCCGAGGAATTGGCTGATGTGGTAACCCTGCTTACCACGAAGGCAGAGAAAACTGAAGCTGATGAGCCGAAAGCAAAGACTGCCACGAAGAAGAAGGCTGGCAAGAAGGCTGCCCCGGAACCCGAAGTCGTGGATGAGGAAGACGAAGAGGGTGAAGGCGACGAAGAAGGTGAAGAAGTCGAGGTTGAATGATTTCTGCGTAGCATACCTTCGAAGGGGGCCCTGCGCCCCCAATTTTTTATTCTCAGGAGAACAACTCAATGGCAATCATTATAGTTGAAGGAGTGGATGGCTCCGGTAAAACTACCCTCATTAACAAGCTTCAGAAAGACTTGAACGTCATCACTATCAAATCCCCTCGCCCCAAAGATTATCAGGATTGCAAAGACCTCCTCGCCCGTACCCTCCTTCTGGCCGAAAACACCAACATTCTCTGTGACCGAATCGGGATCATCTCTGAACCGATTTACGGTCCCATCTGTCGCAACACGCTTGGGTTTCCGCCGAAGTCAGAGGCTGAGCAGATGTTGAAATGTATGAATCCCGTCATCATTCACTGTCATCCTAGCATTGAAACATGTGAGGAAAACATTAAAGATAATCCACAAATGGCGGGAGTAAAAGAACACCTCATTAAGCTGCATAATGCTTACGATGAGTGGATGGGTCAACTTGAACATGAATCGGTGTGTGTAATCAACTATGACTATTTTTATGATGATTACGCTGATCTTCTCGGGGAAGTTAAAAGTTATATAGACGTTCAAGAGCCTCACCCTCTGGACCGTGAAACGGCAATGGTCCATGAGTTTCACAAAAAGTTTGGGGTGAACAAAGCACAACTCGTTAGTCCGGGGGTAATGAACAGAGAGACGTTTGAATTTCGCAAAAAGTTCCTTTACGAAGAAGTCGATGAGTTTTGCGAAGCATATCAAGAAGGGAACGTCGTAAAAATGGCGGATGCTTTAATCGATTTAACATATATAGCCAAGGGTACGGCACTTTTCGCGGGTATCACGAGCGCCCAATGGGCGTTGATATTTGATGTTGTACATTCGCGTAATATGATGAAAATGCGCGCCCCATCGGCGTCACATTCGAAACGTGGCAGTGCATTGGATATTATCAAACCAGCGAATTGGTCACCCCCAGAACCAGAAATCAAAAAAATCCTGGGAGTCTAGCATGAGTAAAACTACTCATGGTATGTCAAGGACTTTGACATATTCAACTTGGCATTCCATGAAATCCCGGTGTAACCTTCACCATGAAAGGTACAAAGATTATAACGGTAGAGGTATAACATATGATCCTCGTTGGGATCAATTTGAAAACTTCTTTGAAGACATGGGGGTTAAACCCCCAGGATTGACGTTAGAAAGGAAAGATAATGATAAGGGATATTCTAAAGACAATTGCGAATGGGCCACCCCCACTCAACAAGCTCACAATAAGCGAAATAATAATCCTGTTCCTGGGGTTCATTGGAATAAAAGTAAAAGAAAAAATTATCGGGGAAATTGGCTCTCCCGGATTACTGTTGAAGGCAAAAAGATAACTTTGTATAGTGGTAAGGATTTCTTTGAAGCCGTTTGTGCTAGAAAATCCTACGATTTAAGGAAACAACATGAAACAAGAATGGATTGACAACTGCCTTCAACTCTCGGGCATGAAGGCAGATTTTTATTCCGGCTCCCGTAAGATTCTCCAGAATGTAGAACTTGAGTTTCCCTTCGAGTGTACTCTGGAGTATGGTGACGTGGGCTACACCATCATGAAGCGTAGACAGCTTGAACGAAACTACCTTCATCAGGAGAGCATTGATATGGCATCTGCTCTCTGGAACCAGTATCGAACTCGCCCCAAATACCGATCCGTTTCTTTCAGTTGCTATCGTTCCCTCGTGAAAGATAGCCATGGGCCTCGTGGAAGTAAAATGGGTCCATGTGTCCAGTCGGTTTGTTTGACCATGGACAATAAAGGTAAGGAAGTAGACATTACCGTGTTTTATCGCACTACGGAGATTTTGAAGAAATTTCCGGCGGACCTCGTTTTCCTTAGTGATATAATAAAAACGAATTTCAACCTTGAAAGCATGAAGGTAAATAAAGTTACGTGTTACTTCGCGAACCTCACAGTTCACCCTGCGTACTTCGTTATCATCCTGCCTCATTTGAAAGATCCGATTGCAGAACTTGAGAATCTTCGTAAGGTTGATCCTTATTTCTGGGAGTGGGCTGTTAAATGGACTGCTCGTTACACCATTGAAAAATATGGGCATGGTATCGCTAAATTTTCACAGGCTTTGCAGGTTAAGAAGTATGCAGTAAATCGAATTACTGGCGACAAACTGAAAACCCTCCAGGATTACCTGGAGACGAATCACCCGGGATACCGTCATACGAGGTTTAATGATGACGACACTGATACTGAAGATTAAATCTCGATTATTAAAGAGAATTAAAGTTGACCCGGCAACGGGATGCTGGTTGTGGCAAGGGTCAAAATTTACGAAAGGATATGGTTGCATTAGGATATCGGGAAAATCTTATCGGGCTCATCGAATTTCTTATCGTATATTTAGAGGCCCCATCCCGTTTAAAATAGATGTTTGTCACGACTGTGATATTAAACCTTGTATAAATCCCTATCATCTTTTCCTTGGTACACATCAAGACAATATGGATGATGGTAAAAATAAGAACAGGTTTCACAAGGGGGAAACAAGAGTCAATGATCCCCGATATGCTCGGGGAGAAAATCATCATAACTCCAAACTGACCAATGACCAAGTATTTGAGATTTACAAAATGAAGTTTCAAGAGGGTTTAAAAAATCAAGACATTTGCAATAAATTTAATCTACCAAAAGGTACTGTAAGTGGTATAATAAGAGGTAAAGCTCGTAAAGACCTGTATGAGATTTTTCAACAACATAGGGAAGAAAGTGATGAATAATTGGATCAAATCTGCACAGAATGGTGCTTTGGTTAATCTTGACAACCTGGCCGATATGATTGTTAAGGAAGTCAAAGGGGGCCATCAAGTATTAGGTTATACCAGTTCAGGGTTTGGCATTGTAATTTTCAAAGGCACTGAAGATGAATGCGCCGATGCCCTTCACGACCTGGAACATCTCCTACAGCCAGTGGTGATTTAAATGATATATGGTAACTTCAAGGACGCTATTAAAGCTAGCGTCCGTCGGTTGGTGGACGCCGGGGTTGAAGTACACCCAAACAACTGGCAAAGTATGGACGTCAGCCAGAGAAAAGAAGCTTTGATGAAAGAGCTTTTGGCTGTTCAGTTTCAAGTGGCCATGCCCGATGATTTAGATGAGCCTACGGTCATTGCTCAGATTCAAGCGGAGCTTAAACCAAACCTCCCCTGGGCAGACAAACACTTCGAACTTGAGCGCGTGTCACGCGAGCCCATCAACCCAGGAGTTACCTGGGAAATCTGGCCTTGGGCAAATTCGGCCAACCAGTTTAAACAAGGGGGTCAATTCGACCATAGTTACGCGGAAAGGTACTGGCCCAAATGGGCGGGTTATACTCCCGACGGTAGCCTTGACGCCAAATATATTTTCCCAGAACATCCTCGGCATGGCATTCGAGACAGGGTGGGAGATCTTGATGATATTGTTGCTCGCTTGCATCAAGATCCAACTACTCGTCAAGCGGTACTTTCGGTATGGCATCCGGAGGATCAAAGCCCATCTGGGCGTCGAGTACCTTGTTCGCTTATTTATCAGTTCGTTGTCCGCAATGGTTATCTTCACGTTCTTTATGCCATCCGATCCTGCGACGCTTACCGTCATTTTCGTGATGATCTCTATCTCACTGCTCGGTTAGCTTTGTGGGTTTTATTGGAGTTGCGTAAGAGGGATTCTTCCTGGGATAATTGCTCATTAGGATTGTTCACGATAACAATTGGGTCTTTCCATTGCTTCGTGAATGACATACCCCAACTGAGGAAATGGCTATGAACGAACTTCTTATGTTTCTTGTGGGTTGCTGGCTGTTCAGTTTGTTTCTTCGACTGATCGGTGCTACGAAGGTATGATTAATCGAGGCTCACACCACGTCTTGCACAGCCGGACAGAGTTGATGCAACGTATCAAGGACCCCCTGACGATTGACGTTCTCGAGAAACTTCAATGGTACTTTGAAACTCGAGATTTGCGCAAACGTTATACGGTCGGGGGCTGCGAACTTGACGGCATCAAGGAAATCGAGAAAGAAGCATTGCTCGAGCTTATCAACATGACCCAAGAATGGCTAAGGCCGACAAATGCCCACAAAGCCCTTAACAATCGAAAGTCTACCCCTGAACCCCAGTTGTGAAAGGTGTATTCTTCATGAAAGTTCTAAAAACGTTTGTGTTGGGGGCACAGGCCCTGAATCAGCCGAGATTGTTGTCATTGGTGAGGCACCCCACTCGTCGAAAGGTCCTGCCGAACAACTCCTCCGACAAGTCCTTACCGACGAAGGAATTGAAAACTATTACTACACCAATAGCGTCAAGTGTAGGCCTGCAGACAAAATCCCAAATCCAGCAATCAAAGCTTGCAAACCTTACCTCAACTTTGAAATCGAAAGGATTAAACCCCGATTCGTTTTGTTACTTGGCGCCACCGCTCTCAAATATATTGGAAAAACAGGGATTACCGATTTGAGAGGATCGGTCTTTGATATGGGAGGAATCCAGTACTTTTGTACGTTCCATCCCGCGGCAATCATTCGAGATCCAGGAAAAGAGGTGGGGTTTCGAGCCGATATTGCAAAGTTTAAACGACTTACTAATGGAACACTCGAAACTGGTAGAAAGCAGCGTTACAGTTTCGTCACACCTGTTAACGAAGAAATCTTCGTAACGAAATTCCGTGAGACCGAAGAACTTGCGTTCGATATTGAAACGACAGGATTGCAACAGCATAAAGAAGGCTTTCGCGTTAATAGCATTGGCTATACGCTCTCTGATGATTCGACTTGGGTTCTACCGTTTCATCTCCCATACAAAATCGGACAAAAGCCATTATTAACTTGGTCTACCAAGTTAATCAAGCATACCTTTGAGATTGACAAAAAGAAAAGGAAATTCGGGATTGGCCATAATGGCAAGTTTGACAATATGGGTATCTGGCACGATTTTGGGGGTAAATATGATCTCAGGTTTGACACAATGCTGGCTTCTCACCTATTTGATGAGAACATATCTCATGAGCTTAAATTCCTTGCCCGTATCTTCTGTGGTGCCCCCGAGTGGGATGACCTCCTCCTCAGAGAAAAACTTGATCCAGTCGGACACAACTGTTTAGATAAGTTTTATCAGTACCAGGCGGAAGATCCCTATTGGACAATGCAGCTTTATCGATATTATCGGGATAAGTTCAAGGGGACGTTGAAGCTTCGTCGGTTGATGAACAAACTTGTAATGCCCGTAGCACGAGTCTTCGAGGAGATTGATTATGAGGGCCAATTCATCCGTAGAAAGGAATTTGAAGCAGCGCGCATACAACTCAAGAAGGATATTGTACGGGAGGAAGAGGAACTCTGGCAGTTGTGCCGTGCGGCAGGTATTAGAAAAAAGCCCAACTGGGGTTCTCCGAAGCAAGTTGGTGACATTCTGTTCAACCGACTTGGTCTTCCAATTATTGAGCGAACGCCAACGGGCGCGCCAGCAACGGGAGAAGCGACGCTCATTGAACTTCAAGGTTTGCACCCAATAGGCGATAAACTGATTGCATGGCGAGGTAGTCAGAAACAGCTCAACACCTACATTGAAGGTTGGGAAGAGTTGATGGTTGGGGATATGCTGTACTTGAGCACAAAACTGCACGGTACAGTCACTGGTCGTTATTCGTCACGCTTGCATCAAACGCCACGAGACGGTACAATCCGAAACTTGATTGATGCACCAGAGCCTTATACGTTTGTTGTGGCGGATTTCTCACAAATCGAGTTACGACTAGTCGCGCATGTTGCACAAGAACCCACGATGCTCAAGATTTTCCGTGAGGGGGGCGATATTCACCGCACTACCGCCATGGAAGTCATGATGATTAATCGTGAGCCCACGAAGGAAGAGCGGAAAGGCGCGAAGGGTGTCAACTTTGGTTACGTGTATGGCATGTGGTGGAAGAAGTTCAAGAAGTATGCAAAAGTCCAATACGGTGTGGAGTTTACAGATGAACAATCCAGACAATTTCGAGAGGCGTATTTCATGCGCTATTTCGGGCTTAATCACTGGCACGAACGTATGCGTGAAATCGTACGTGAACAAGGCTACGTGGAATCCTTATCGGGGCGTATAAGGCGCCTTCCAGGGGTATTTGCCAGGGATAAGGACGTACGCCAGGAAGCCGAAAGACAAGCAATAAATACGCCTATCCAGGGTTTTGGCTCGGGCGACTTGAAAGCAATGGCAATGCTGGAAATTTATGAGACGTACACTCAGGGTAAGGAAGACCCTCCCCTAATCCTCAAGGGTGAGGTACATGATTCGATCTTGATGTGGATTAAAACCAAACAACTGAAAACAGTTGTTCCTGGCGTCAAACGTATTATGGAAAATCCTCGGCTGTTCAAGGATTTTAACATCAAGCTTAGCGTCCCCTTGATAGCTGACGTCGAGTGTGGTACGTGGGGCTTAGGTGTGAAATATGAGCCTGGCAAACCTGAGTGGGAAGAGTTCATCAAGAGTTGTAATTGAAGTTGAATTTTGACGTGAATGTGTTATATTTCATATTCCTGAGGAGCAAACAATGGCAACAACCTTTCACGCTCGCTGGTCGAGCATCAAAACCTTTCGCCGCTGTCAAAAGCTGTACGACTATTCCTGGCGACAAAACCTTGAGCCCAAAGCCCCCGCCACCCCCCTCGTCCGTGGGTCAATGATTGGCGAGTGCCTGGACAAACTAGCCCAGAAAAAAGGCATCGCCCCCGTCTTGAAGAAATATGAGGAAGCGTATGGCAAATTGTTTCGAGCTGAACAAGAAGAATATGGGGATATCCTGGGCGAGGTCGAACGCATTATCCGAAACTATAAGACTTTGTATGCCAACGATGGGTACACATATCTTAAGGGAAAGGATGGCAAACCCTTTGAAATTCAGGTTGAAACCGAGTTTACCATATCGGGAATCAAAGTACATTTCACCGGCCATATTGACAAACTTGTACGAGACTCGGACGGACACGTTCTCGTCCTCGATCACAAGTCCCACAAGGTCATCCCTGGCCCTGACGTTCGATATAACGATTTCCAGTTATTGACTTACCTCTGGCTTTTACCCCTGTCGGGATTGCCAAAGGCTGATGGGGTTCTCTGGGATTACCTGCGCACAAAACCCCCAACCGTTCCCGAGGTGCTAAAAAATGGGTCGCTTACGAAACGTGCCAATCTGGACTCTGACCGTCAAACTTACCTCGACGCCATCGTCGCCAACGGGCTCAATCCGGCTGACTACCAGGACGTGCTTGACCGCTTCGAGGCGGAGGGGGGGAACCGTTATTTCGAACGCGTTAAACTCCCAGCCCCGCAAAAAGAGCTAATTGACAACATGGTCGGCGATTTCAAGGAGACAATTATTCAGATAGTCGATGCAACAAAGAAAAACAGGTTTGTCCGTAACATGGGCAAGGATTGTAGCTGGTGTGGTTTTCGACAACTGTGTCAAGCCGAACTGAGGGGCTTTGACACTGAATTTATGCGCAAGTCTTCCTTTCGTCAACGCCCGGAGAAATAATAATGGTAAGAAAAGTAACCCCAGCGGCCCCTAGTATTGAGTCGCTCATTAAACCTGTATCAGCTTTGGACTTGGTGATTGCAGCCTTGTTCTACGGACGTTCAGGGACAGGGAAGACAACCCTGGCTGCGTCGTTTCCTGGGCCCAAATTGTTGATTGACTTCAATGAAAAGGGCTGGGATTCAGTGTCAGATGACGAGAATCTTGAGGTCATCCGTGTGACTGAATGGTCGATGGTTGAACCCCTGTACTGGTACATCAAGAAGAACCCGACGAAATACAAGACTATCATCATTGATCAAGTATCGAGTATGCAAGGTTTGTGTCGACTTCAGGTTACCGCGGATTCAGGGAAAACCGAAGGGTTCAAGTATTGGGGAACGGTCAGTGGTGAAATGCTGACGTGGCTCGGTAATTATCGTAACCTGATCGATGATGGCATCAATGTGGTGTTTCTTGCTCACCTCCGATCTAACAAAACTGATGAGGACGAAGACGATGATGAAACCCTAGACCCAAACGTGGGGCCTATGCTAATGCCCTCAGTATCAGAAGCCCTCCAAGGGGCGGTAAAAATTATCGGTAATACCTTCATCCGTGAACGTTACGGTCCTCGGGATGAAACGACTAAAAAACGCCCCCGGGTTGTTGAGTATTGTCTTCGTGTTGGCCCGAATGGGGCATATCGCACAAAGCTTCGGACTCCCAAAGGAAATATTGTACCCTCCTTTGTGGTTGATCCTAGCTACCAAAAACTTTATACTTTAATGAAAGAGGGTTTCAAAAAGCCCGAAGTAAAAGTTCAACCCACCACAGTAAAAAGGAAAGTGACAAATGGTTAAGAAAGCCAGCGGTTCATCGTTGAAAGTTGACTTCTCGGGAGTTGAAACCGGGGGTTTTGACGTGCCAGATGGGTTGTATGTGTTGGCCGTTTCCACCGTCACCCAAAAGAAAAGTCAAGGGGCAGGGAATCTCTACCTGTCCTGGGAGTTCAAGGTTGATGAGGGTAAGTATAAAGGCCGTAAGGTTTGGGACAATACCAGTCTCCAACCGCAAGCCCTTTGGAAACTTCGCGGCCTGTTCGAAAACATGGGCATGGACGTGGAAGATGGCGAGTTTGAAGTTGACCTCGAAGAGCTCCAGGGTCAGCTGGTGGGCGCTGAGGTTGTGAACGAGAAATATCAGGGTAAGGACAAGCCCCGTATTGCCTCATACCTGCCGGCTGATGAGGTTGATGGTGGCGGGGACGAAGAAGAAGGACAGGAACAGGAAGAAGAACCTGAACCGCCGAAGAAGGAAACCCCGAAGAAGAATACAAAGAAACCCGAACCCGAGCCGGAACCTGAGGAAGAAGAGGAAGAAGAGGAAGAAGAGGAAGCTGAGCCGGAACCCGAACCGCCTAAAAGCACGACTAAGAAGAAAGTCGTTAAGAAGGCCGAACCTGAATTTGAGGTCGGCATGGCTGTTACCTTCACGGATGAGGGCGAGGATTATAAGGGTAAGATTCATTCGGTTGGAGACGATACGGTCGAGGTGAAGGTTGGTAAGGATATTTGGGAACTCGAGAAGTCCGAAGTAACAGCTGCATAACCCTGACGGGAAAGGACACTTGGGGCAGCAGGTGTGAGTGTTAGGGGCCGTCAGGGTTTAGCGTCCTCCCCCTAAACATACTGCCCACCCTTTCAACAGGAGATTAAAATGGCAAAAAGTAAATCTAACGAGTCACAAGTTAAAGAACCCACACAAGAACAGCCAATTAATCAACAAAATGACAATCCAGCTGCTCTGTCCCCGTGTCAAGTGTTCGAGGCTAACGTCAATAATTACTTAGCTCAGTTTGGCCACATGATCCCATTCACGGAACTCGTCGGTTTTCTCAGGTTGAAATTGATTGAACTTGAAGAAAGCTATCGTCTCACCACAGAGATGAACATTCGTAAAAACATGGGAGCCAATGAACATGGCCACACGCACTAGGAAACCGAGGAAGGTCCTAGAGCGTGACATAGAGGGCGCGTTTGTCAAAAAGGCACGTGCCCTTGGTTGTATGTGTCGCAAGCTCAATGGTATGGGCTATGCATCGTGGCCAGACCAATTGGTCTTATGTCCAGGGGGTGCAATCCTCTTTATTGAGTTTAAACGTGAAGGTGAGGAGCTTCGACCAGCTCAAGAGGAACTTCACGAAGAAGCCCTGGGTATCGGCCATAAGTGGTTTTGGTTCGATAATTGGGAAGATGCATTAAATCTCGTACGCAAACACATTGAATGATGCGACGCAAGCCCCATGGGTATCAAACAAGGGCCGAGGATTTCCTCTTTGATAACCTAGAATCTGGTGCCTTCTTAGAACCAGGCTTAGGGAAAACAGGAATATCCTTGGCCTTAATCAAAAGGTTGAAAGCTGAGGGGGGGTTCAGGGGTGCGCTAGTTGTTGCGCCCTTGCGCCCCTGTTATTTAGTCTGGCCAAGGGAGATGAGAAAGTGGAAGGATTTCAACAGCCTCAGTTATACGATTCTTCACGGGAAAGACAAGGACGCGAATTATCTCAAGAAACGAGATGTGTATATAATCAATCCGGAAGGCCTCGACTGGTTATTGGACAAGCTGTACAACGTCAGGCGGGACAAATGGCCATTCAATGTCCTTATTGTGGACGAGTCCACCAAGTTCAAGCATCCGGGGAGTCAGCGATCCGAGAACCTGAAAAGCATTGCTTTTAAAATCAAGCGCAAGCACTTGCTTACGGGTACCCCCGCACCGAATGGCCTCAAAGATCTTTTCGGTCAATACCTGATAATGGACGAAGGCAAAACATTCGGGACTACAAAGTCGGGGTTTGAAAAGCGATATTTTTATAAGTCCGGGTATATGAGGAAGGAACTTAAACCTCTCCCTCGTGGGCAGAAAGAAATCTACAAAGCCATGGAATCCACTGCCATTAGCATGAAGGCAGAGGATTACCTGGAACTTCCTGACTTAATCATTAACAAGATAGAAATCGAGTTGCCCCCACGTGCTCGAGTGATGTATGATAAACTACATAAAGAATTGTTGTTGAAGTTCAAAGACGGGAAGGTTACCGCAGCGAATGCTGGAGTGCTTTCTTCAAAGTGTCGTCAAATGGCTTGTGGGGGTGTTTATCTTGATGCGGAAGAGAAAACTTGGAAAAACGTTCACACGGCCAAAACGGAGGCTTGTTTTGATCTTGTGGAACAACTCCAAGGTAATCCAGCTTTGTTGGCTTACGAGTTCAAGCACGACCTCGATAGGCTGGAGAAAACTTTCGGAAAAGGAATCCCCGCTATTAAAAGCCGTATGTCAATGTCCAGAACTCAAGCGGTGGAATCTTCTTGGAATAAAGGAGAAATACCTTTACTCTTTGGACAGCATACGTCCGTGGCCCTTGGCCTCAATTTGCAGGATGCTGGAAATACCATTATCGTACACACCCTACCCTGGTCATACGAAACCTGGTATCAATTGATCCGAAGGATTTATCGTCAAGGACAAAAGAACAAAAAGGTTTTTGTCCATGCTTTAGTTATGAAGAAAACTGTTGAGGAGGTTGTATGGCAATCGCTAACAGAGGACGAGGGAACTCACATCTCCCTGTTTCAAGCCCTGGGGGAGTATCTGGAATGAAGAAACTTCACTTGCCCACGGGAACAGATCCGAGAAAGCCCCATATCCTCATGTGTGGGGGAACTTGGATGGTTTATATATTTTCAGGTTTTGAGGCAATTTGGTTAGATATGGCTAAAGAGTTTACTCGGAGGAAAAACAATCCTCACAAGGTTAAACAGTTAGATTTGAGATATAATGAACGGAGACACGGATGAGACCTAACCGGGAAGAGTATTTCCTTCGAATGGCAGGGTTAGTGGCTACTAGGTCCACCTGTCACCGTCGCTCAGTTGGTTGTGTATTAACAAATGAGCGAAATCACGTCATAGCAACGGGGTATAACGGTACTCCATCGGGAATTGTGCATTGTAACGAACATAATCATCAATGCGCTGGGGCAAATGCCCCGACGGGGACCTCTTTGGATTTGTGTATCGCCGTTCACGCAGAAATGAACGCGCTGGCACAATGCAGAGATGTGCATTCAATTGACACTTGCTATTGTACAGCATCACCCTGTATCCACTGTCTCAAGGTGTTGATGAATACGTCTTGCAAGAGGATTGTGTTTCTTGAGGAGTATCCCCACCCGACAGCCAAGTTCCTTTGGTCACAGGTGGGAAGAAGCTGGGAACATTACCCCAAAACATGGTAATTCAGGGGTTGGCTGAGATTCGAAAAAGTCGGCTCAGCCAACCTTTACCATAATAACTAAAGTTCTTGTTGGCGGCGTAATGCATTGCACACAGGGCTTGAAATACTGCAGTGTCTCCCTTGAACGCCATCAACATCCCTTGGGTTTGCGGGCCCAGGACTCCATCCTGACCCGCCCCCACCAATTGTTGAGCCATCTCAATAGCTTCTTTTACCCCCGAAGTAACCGCAAAGTTAAATAAGAACAAATCCAGGGGTGGGGTTAAGATAGACTTACATCCCGAGGGAATCCAGTAATCTGTGTAGTAGATCTCAGTCACTTGATCTACGGTCAGGTTTTTGATATCCAGGTTAGGATAAGCTGCTTTGCTTATCCCCATGTTAGTTTCACCTCCTGGATCGTTCGGGTCATTGACATATCCCCCTTCCTCTTTAAGGATAATGGGAATACAGTAGTTAAAGCGATTGTCACCCGTCATAACGGTCATTTTAATTCCCCTTCAGAGCTCGCCAAACTTCAACACTGGTAGCAGCAACCCCAATAACCCAACCCATAAGCTTGGCAAAAGTTACTACATGTTTACCCAAAGTAACTTGTTCCATAATGTAACTAAGTTGTTTACCTTGAGTTTCCATACACTGCTCAAGACGGGCAATTCGCTCTTCCAGTTCCATTACAACCCCCTAAAGACTTATAATAACTTGATTAATCATATGGTCTTGTACATTCGGGATTGGCAATAATGCTTTGCCAATACCATTCAATGCTGCTGCATGGTAACAGCCCCAAGGTATGTCAGGAACGAGGTCATTACCATTTTTGCACAGCCAGACGGGGATTTTGGATAGTAATTCTTGAACTGATGTATCTGAACATACCCGAGGAGGTTCAAACCCGTAAACCGCAACAGGGGGTCTTCCCGCCGCGGTCGTCATTGCTGCTGCCATGATTGCAATGGCGGCCCCCAGGGAGTGGCCCACAAACGTCACGGGTTGATTACCGATAGCATCAAGTACAGGGTCAGAGATCGCCAGCCATGCATCCCAAAAACCCTGATGCACATGACCGATGCCACTTACCGGAATCATCAATGCATCAAGATCTGCAATCCAGGAGGGGAGGTTGTTTGTGCCGGGGAACGCAACACAAAGCCCGTCGGGGGTATTGCGAATAATCGCGCGGGACGCTGAATCCTCAACCCCAATATCTGGGATTGCTGAGTAAGCTTCCTGCGCGATTAGCGCATAGTCGCGGGGAGTCATTTGCTCGCAGCTGGAGCGCTAGCAGCAACAGGGGCACTTGCAGCTTGAGCCGCTACAGCTGCACTTGCTGCAGTTGTTGCCACATCCGCCGTAGCACACACAACCGCATTTACCCCCGCGGCTGCGGCCACCTGTGGGCTAGCCGTACCTGCAGCTACCAAGGTGGGTTGAACGATCCTACAGCCATTACTGATCGTTTGCAATGCCAGCAGGTTGGTCTGGTTCAAGTTTGCCAATGTCGTGTTGATATTGGCTTGTTGGCCCGTCGAACATGCTGCCAAAGCCATCATGCAGGCAATAATGATAAGGTTTCTCATGATGCTACTCCCGTGGATTTTGCCGGGGAAGCCGGCGGTGCTGTGAATCGGTTAATGAGGTAATGTCCCGCCGTAAGGGCTGCGGCGGTAATAAGTCCGGGGAGCATGGCCGGGGCAGCACCATGAAACCCAGTAAGTGCCCATTCAACGATGGGTTGAATTGTTGCGGCGGAGATAGTAACCCCACCGGTAACTGCAGATGAAACTTGAGCCATTTCCTTTCTCCTAAGTTTAACTACGATTTTTTCCTCTCAAACTCAAAATGAGTTGCATAACCCATCTCATGAAGTTCAGGGAGGAATTTTTCCGAACCTTTTGCAATGTCGTTGCGCGAGATTTTATCGGAAACCTTAATTTCATCTTCAACTTTATAAGCTCGATCCATGGCTGTTTTGACATCTTTACCCGTGCCTGTCACCACCGCCAACCAATTGCCTTTCGATACCCAAGTAGGACGTTTAACCACGTTATCCCCATCCATCTGGTACACCTTATCAATGCCGATTAGACAGGGGTGTACATACTTTTCTAGCTTGGGGGTAATCCCATAGATCGGCACACCATCATTTTCTTTCCAGTGGGCTTTGTTGTAAGGCATATCGGGAATACCTATTACAACCCCCACCGCAATGTCAGTCATCATGTTAGACGTGTCTTCCCCCGTAGTAGTGGCATCGTACATCCACTTGACGGGATCCCCTTTGTGGCAGGAAGTCATGATGTGGAAGGCCGGAATACCCCAACGGGTCGTCCATTCAAGCACTAAGGGTATTCCCTTTTTTGGGCCTTCTTTAGGGATGATGAAATTCAAGTCAGCATCACCCATATGGCCCATCTCGAGTAAGGCTTTTTCAAGTTTGGCTAATGTGTCATCAAACAGCTTGGACTCGTCAGTGTACGCCATGAGCGTACCCATTTCACCCGTGTTGGGACCCTTGTTTCCCGGCATGAGTTTCTTATGTTCGAAGTTTTCATTAGCCTTACCAATGAAACCCTTTTTACCCATCCACTTAGATACACCAATCTCAACCCCAGGGATGAATTCCTGAAGCATGACTGCACCCTTCGGGTTCATTTTGAGGTCTTGCCAATTCTGAATCTTTTGAGCCATATCAGCCGCGGAATGAGAGCAATAACTCAGGGATTTGTCCTCATTATCCCCCATAGTCTTAAACACAAAACGCTGTTTAGTCTTTAGGACGTGTTGCTTTGCCTCTTCCAGGGAACTAAAGGTTTGATATTCAGGGACTTCGAGGCCAGCTTTTTTTACTATATCCAAACCAAACTTACGTTTAATTTCAAGATCAGCCGATTTCTTAGACGGGCCGAACACATTCGCCCCGCGTTTCTTGAAAAAGTCAAGACGGTCGATGTATTCCGCATTTCCTGTGGGAACAATCAAATCAGCCCATTCAACCGATCCCACCCAATTTTGAATGCGCTCAATAATCTTGAATCCCTTGCCAAGTTCAGGGTTGTAATCTTCACGATGCTTGAAGAACCATCGTACCTCATGACCGGCCCTAGCGCATCGAAGGGCAAAGTCAAGGCCAAAGCCATCAGTGTCCACCAACAGTAATTTCATTTCGGCACCCCCGAATCTGGCGTCATTTGACTCTGTATCTTTGCAATGTAGTCGTCCGTCGCTTCTTTATCTTCCTGAGACATGTCTTTTTGTCGATCTTTTAAATTGGCCAATAAAAAGGGGATACTTGAGGGTTTTACTTTATTCCCTGATTTAACAAACCAGTCTACAAATTTGGGGTTTCTTACAAGAGTACCAGTAAGATACCCAAGAGCAGGTCCAGCCAAAAATACAGGAATAACGGAGTGACTGACCAATCCAGCCACAGCGCCAGTGCCAGCAATTGTTCCAAGTTTGCCTCCCGTGAGGAGGAAACTCTTCAGCTTGTGCCAGGTGTTTTCATCCACACTTAGTTTTTCCGCCACTTTAGACATGGCGTCAAGGTCATTACGAAATTTAGCCCTGCCTGGCCCACCAAACATGGTATTTTTTGCATCTGCACTCATTTTACTGTAATTATTAAAAAATTTACTGGAACTCCAATTCTCCCCTTCTCGGCCCAACTCTCTAAAAAAGACCGATTTGACAGCATCTTTTTGAAAGGGGTCTAAAGTTTTCCAGGTCGTGGCTACTCGTTCATGCCCTTCTTTAGTTCCAGAGGTTGCATTGTCATACACGTCTTTTAGAAGTTTACTATTCATCACTGGTTGAAGGTGATTTGAAATTTCCTGATGAAGTTGACGTGTAAACTGATTGGCTTTCAGGGTAGCAATTTCTGCACGAGGTCCCTTCTTTGCCACCCCAGCCATCATGTCTTCAGACATTGCAGCGTATAAGGCGTCCGCTTGGTGGGGTGTGATAGAAACTTTTGATGTATCCCCCGGTACGATTTGACGGGGATCCGTGAGTTCACCGATTTTACTTCGTAGCCAGCGTGCATCTTCATAGCCCAACTGTTTTGCAGCTCCCGCATCATCTACTAAACGGCTACGAAGGTCCAAAATGCCCCGATTGACGAAACCCCCACTGGTGGCCATTAAGTTGGGGTTTTGAGACGTCATATCATCTAGGGTTTTAAATAAGTTAGGGTACTGGAATTTCGTGTCCCGGCCAACTTTCTTGTACATATCATCATACAAGCTGCCCTCAATCTGACGGGCATTGTCAATGTAGCCCCCAATTTTTTTACCCGTCTCATATTCCTGGGGAGTTGCCCCCTTACGGGAAGCGATTGACTTCGTTTCAGGAGTACCGCCGATAGCTTCACGAATAACCTTACCAGCTTCTTCCGGGGTTTTAACTTGACTTGCTCGAGTAGCTACCTGATCGGCCTTAGCTGCTAGTTGTTTATTCTGGGATTCAATAGTTTTCTTGGTAGCCCCAGCTTCTTGAGTTAAACCCCCTTCAGAGACTTGACCCACGGTTGGCTCAATTCCTTCCCTACGAAAAGCTGCAAGATTTTGTTGGGCTGCAGTTCGAGCAGTTTGACTACCTGTTAAAGGTCGACGAACAGCCTCCCCCATGACCCCGGGAAGTGATCCCAAGGTAGCTTGATAAGCTATGTCCGCCGCAGGTTTGAGTTCTTTAGGGGCTGCTTCTACCAGGGCTTCACCCGGTTTTGAAAGGATACGGCCAGGGGTAGACGCAATGTCCGTAAGGGCTTTGGCCCCCGCTGTTTTAGGCTCGTATGTGAGAGCACTAGCAATGTCATTTTTCAGCTTAAGCGGGTCAACCCCTAACCCCCCTAGTTTCTTGGGGTCAGAGATAGGACTGAAGGCCGCAGCCCCCGTTTCGGCGGCTAATCCCGCAGCACTGCCTACTAAGCCACTGCCCAATGATAGTGCGGCTTGACCAACATCCCTTAGAGATTCCCCGAACGTGGCTTTTTCAGGGGACCCTGCAGCGTAATCCTTATCCTTATTAGGGGGGGCCGCTGGGGTCGCTTCAACCTTAGGTTTAGCGGGGGGGGCTTCTTTGGTATCAAATTTATCGAAAGGGTTAGTTGCTTTTACGTCAGAGGCCGATAGGATTTTATCGGCGTAAGCCTTAGAGGAAGCGGGGGCTTTTTCAACTCCGTGCTTATCCACATTACCAGGGCCCCAATTATATGCAATCAGGGCTGTTTTTGGGTCTTTGTATTTATCCAGGAGTTGTTTAAGATACTTCTGACCCCCCGCCTTATTTTCTTCAGGGTTGAAAGTATCTTTGACCCCCATCTCTTTAGCGGTACCAGGCTCTAATTGCATCAACCCTTGGGCATTTGTGGGGGATACGGCCTTGGGGTTACCCCCACTTTCAGCCTTAATGACCGCGGGGGTCATTTTGTCAACTGTATCAGCTGAAGTATCAAACTGATCGAATGGGTTATCAGGCATTACTGTCCTTCAGGCAAATAACCATACTTTTGTTTAAAAGCATCTTTCATGGTTGGGTTCGCTTTTAGAAAATCTAGTGCAGCTTGAGGAGCTTGTTTTTGAGAACTTCCCAGGGCGGGTTGACCTTCTTTAGTGTAAGCATCGGGGTCACCCACCAGCGTCCCCTTGTCATCCTTAGACCAATAGTCAGGATTTCCGCTATACGCTTTCTTGAAGGTGTTACTAGCCCCAGAGATGTTCTCTTTGAAGTTTTTCCATTTTTCTTTTGCAACTTCAGGGGGGTCGCCATACTGAGGCAACTGATGCAGCAAGAACTCACGAAATGAGCTATTGACACGCAAACCTCCCGTAAACGCCGGACCCGCCTCGTCAATGAACGAGTTAGCCCGAGCATCCAGTTTTTGAGCTTTTGCGGGTACAACTTGTTTTTCCACCGCTAAGGCGGCTTTCCCAATTTGTCCTTTGGGTTGCTCCCCAAAGATAAAGGAAGTTGTGGCTTCGTCCCCAAATTCCTTTTGAATCGAGTCCAGGAGACGCAAGGAGTTATTGGCGGATGCGGCTACGGAAGCAGCACGAACATTAGCTTTTTGAGCAGCTGCACCACCCGTTCCGGGCTTATGAAGGCCCGCAGGACCTTGGATTTCCTTAGCGGGCTCATCAGGCTTGTTGGGGTTGACCGCATACATTTTACCATCCTTACCCTCATAAACTTGTGCACCACTTTCACGAGTTTGATGGAATTTTTCGGGATGTTCTTTTTGCTCTTTACGCAATGCCCCAGTTTCTTCCGCGGCCCCTGTTTGGGCCGTTTTTAACTTATCCTCAATCATTTTACTGTAAATACCCGTACTCATCAGTAGACCACCAAACTTGTCGGGATCAAATACCCGGGGTAATGCGGCCAATTCGTCTTGATTAAACTGGCCCGACGAAGTAAGTTGAGCCATAGAGTCAGGCATTAGCTTATCAGCTTCCGCACGAGCAACAGCGTCAGGTTTTCCTTGAGATAGGGCTTTTTGATATGCATTCCAAGCCGGCAACGCCGCATCTGCTAGAGCTTGTCGTTTACCTTGATTTACTTTCAAATCTTCGGCTTTTGCTTGAGAGATAAAGTGTTCTGTCTGAGCTTTATTTTTATCCATTTCTGCAAATTGCTTCATTAAAGACATACCTGCTTGTGGCGCTTTTTGCATCAAACTAACCAAAGTGGCATTTCTTCCGGCTTCAGTTGAAAAATCTGCCCCTTTGAATGCTTCAGCCTCGGCTTGTTGTTCCTGCATTTTCATCTGATTTTGTTGAAGAACTTGCTTATTCTGAGCAATTTCTTGCCCTTTCAATATTTGACTCTGGAGGTCTGGGGCTTGAAATTGAGCCGCAGACAGGGGGATTGAGGCATCAACTTGAGCCATTTGTTCCTCACTGATTCAGGTTAAAATTGAGCCCACTACCGAGGCCGTAAGAGGGATTAGTATAATTGTACCCCCCAGTACTAGCCCCCCCGGGCATCGAGAAATTGTAGCCCGTACCCGAGTTAGGTTGAAGGTAAGTATTGATGCCTTGGGTGAGGGTATTGGTTAAGTTTCCCAAACCGCCCGTAATGGCATTACCCACCCCCACCTGACCTGCCGCAGTTGCATTACCGGCCCCAATGATGTTGCTCCCCAGGGCTGTTCCCAGGGACTGTTGGAGATTAGAAATATTGGTTGCAGCATTGCCAGCTGCGCCACCAATATTAGCTGTAGCAGTGTTGCCATACCCCGCTTGTGAGGCCAGGGTGTTTAAGGTATTTGACTGATTCTGGGTATAGGCTTGGTAAGCATTCGAATATGCTTGTTGATAGTCTTGGTTTGCCAACCCCTCAGCATATGACGCCAAAGCTTTTTGGGTGTTCGGGCTTTGGGATAACCCCATGGCTGAAGCTTGGTTATTAACGGCTTCTAGCCCTTGGCCGAGGGTGAATTGATATCCTGGGCTTTGTTGATATTGACCGGTACTGTAGCTGAATGGGGTAAATAAGTTACCCAGGGGGGAGCTTCCCGCACCTCCGGGAGCGCCTGAGGCAACTTGTTGTTGGGACCCTGGGACACCTGGCCCGCCGCCCGTAGGGGTAGCAGCTTGCTGACCGCTGCCAGGGACCAGCTGTTGACCACTTTTAGCCCCGGTATTATAAGGCTGTCCCCCATATCCCCCCGTCTGTTGCTGAACACTATTGGGGCCGCCAAAATTCAGGAGGCTGGTGCCTGCAATTGAACCTCCCAGGTTAGGGGTTAAAACGGGCTGAAGGTTAGTTTGGGGCAATCCTAAAGCATATTCTAGGGCTTGTTGAGCATAATTCCCTGACTGACGGTTGGGATTGTTCAGGTTAGCTTCAAATTCAGTTAGAGCATTTTGCTCATTGATGGCCGCATTTGTTTGGTAGATTTGGGCCGCACTTGCGTTTTGAGCCGCTTGAGCCTGAGTGTTAGCTGCAGAACTAGCACCACTAGAGCTGATAACAGCCCCCCCAACGGCCCCTGCCGCTGCAACGCCTGCCGCTGCAAGAGCTACGCACATTTTTTATCTCCTTGAATGTCCTTCAGTTTCAATTCCATAACAACGTCATCTGCAATATAGCCCCGCCTCTTGAGGATTTTATACAAACCCCCCGCTCGGGTTACTGGCCAACCAATAATACTGACACCATGGGAATTAAATTCGGTCTCAATATTTGACATAAACCGAGGCATACATCGCCGATACTTGGGTTGAACGTAAAAGGTATCTACATTCCCACACAACTCATTTTTCAAGTGTAAACTGTGATAGGTGATTAATAATGCATAGCCACACAAGACCCCTTCATCATTTCGTAGTGTCATTGCTATGAGAGAGTTGTGAGTAACCAGGCGAAGGTACTGATCTATGTCTGGGTCAATTTGGAGACCCCGTTGACCATGATAAGCACATGTATCTTTCTTTATTACTGAACACTCATCCCAGCTTTGTTGTCCTAAAGGGATGATCTCTTTTGCCAATTCTCGAGTAAAAGTTTCAATGGTGACCTTCACAGAATGCCTCCAAGTTTACTTAGTCATTATACGGTTAACTCATCCTGGAGTCAACTAAGACACTGTTCCTGCGCCATCTACCCACACGTTGGGGGCAGTTGATTTCAGATAAACGGGCTTACCCACTGTGGTATCAAAAAACCTACGGCCTATCCAGAGGTTCTTAGTGGGACGCTGAGTAGTTGGCCCTGACTCTTGGGCAGTCGATGCTACTAAAAAGACCGATTGAAACCATTGAATCCACGCCCAACTGAACATGCCATTTTTAGCAATGGGGGGGTCTTTAGGAGCCTCGGTTATTACGCTCATTATCTGTTCCTATACGAAGTAATGCAGCCCCACCCACGACTGCAAATTTGACTGGGTCAGTGACTGTAAACTTAAATACAAAGTCCCGACCAGACCCCAGTCTACGCCAAACCGCACGGTGATCTTTATATTGACCCACCGCCCCCATTTGAGCCCAACGCTCAGTGCCAAAAGTCCTACCCCCATCTTTACTAACTTGAAGCATGATTTGGGGATTAGAACCTTGTCCAGACTGAAGTCCTACCCCCGTTTCAAGGTTAAGATAGAGTTCATCCACCCCAAGCGTATCATACGAGTCGAAAATGTGTCTACTTTCAAGTTCTCTTGGGATGGTTGTACCATTGTCGGTGTATGAGGTAGGGTCAAGCAAGTAGACTCGTCCCGCGGTAGCATCCCCGCAGTAAAAAGCCCCGTTGAACCCCACCCCGAGATTGCATAGGTGTCGTCCAGTGAGTCCCACCCCGCTCTGGATTTCTGACCAAAGGTCAGTGGATAGATCGAATAAGAAGGTTCGTTTGGCATTTTGGAAAGTAATCTGGTACATGGGATGACCGTCAACAACATACCCAAAAGCAACCGCATCAGAAGTGATTAAGAAGCTATTAATGATGTTGTCTATGTCAGGGGTTGAAATCCTAGAGGCTGTATAGCCACTCAGCGCCATAACAGAAAGACGCCCAGTTTGGTTTTGTCCCAGGAAGGCAATGCTGTTATCTAGGGGGGCTACAGAGTGTTGTGCCGCTAACCCGTAGGGCTGAGTAGCCGATTTGTTAGGAGCATATGGAAAACCGAGAGTTCCTTGGTTCACCCAAAACTCAATCACAAGCTGGCCAAAAACAAGCACCACCCCAGCAAGGGCATATAGGTCAACCAGTTTTCCAGCATTGGAATACATAATCCCGAGGTCTGTGGGGTCCCAAGTAGTACCATCATATGATTTGCTTTTCTGAAATTGACCATTCACTCCAGGGGTATTAACCAGGAAAAACCCCGAATCAAAGACTACAGTAGTGGCATTTTGAGGAAAATTCGCATCCGTAATGGCTGCAAATGTTGTAGTATTTGGGGTATAAATCCAACCTGCCGTACCGTCCAGGATGATTAGTTGTCGACCGTTATCTTCCATGGCCACAAACCCCGTGCCAGGGGTAACAGACCCCCGATTTGTGGCTACCCCTGAGGCATTAATCTCGAATAAGATATTATTAACGATGCAGTACATCAAGTTCAGGGAGATAAAGTTATGCATCCCCCGAATGGCGCCATTGGCTGAACTTTGGTCACTAAAGACGGATAATCCAGGGGTGCCATACACGACAATCCCTTGTTTATCCCCATCCTGTTTGACCTCATAATAGCAATTGACCCGTCGCTGAGCGGTAACGGGCAGGGATTTTCCAGCTACGCCGTAGCCGAACAGTTGTACGGGTTTCATTCTTCACTCTCCCGATTGGAAAAACAAGGAAGTGTTCTCGGGCTGTTTCTTTCGAGCAATCGACATGGCCTCAGTATAATTTGACTGCATCAACTGAGTCCAAGGGGCATTAAACATCGGGCAAGATTGTTTGGTTAGTGCCCATACCAGGGGGAGGAACCATTCGACGGGATACTCAGGATTATCCAGAGGGTTATTAAAAACTTGAATCTCTTCGAGGTATGTCAAGACGATATATTTCTGGACATCTTGAGCCGCTGCAACATCCGTATAAACGAACGAGTCACTCAAGTGCCATTCGTAATAAATGGACGTGGGGTCCGAAATATTGTTAAGATCCGTCTTTGAGGGGAGAATATCATAGTCCTGGGTTGACGGCATGATATCCAGGGGGGTGTCTTCGTTGTTCTGATCCCGAAGAACCGCAGCTTCGATAGTCAGGGGGTTCTGGGCGGTTGTCGTATAGTCAAATGCTTGAGCTCCTTGAGCTACGAGGGCATTGAGGTTTGCACTCAAAGTAATTAGTCCCGTTCCCGGGTTTACTGAATTGACCGTTAGCCATTGAATGTCACCATTTCCGCCGCCGTTGGAAATTTGGACGCCAATGTTGTCATTCACATTCACACCGATTGTTGAAGCAACCGTGATAGTGTTCGTTCCGGCCGCAGAGGATACTGTAGTTGTTAATTTTGTGAATGAATTAGTCCAGCCCGTGGCGTCGGGGCCTACCTCATATTGACCCGTATAGTTATGAAGGAAAAGATAACCGCGTCGGCGTGTCCAGGTTTTTAGTCCAGGGGCTCCGTCGGATTTCCCTTGGAACTGTTTCACGATCATATTAAGCCGACGGGCCATATCAATGGTTTCTTGGGGACTCGGGACTTCACCCTCCCCCAGTTTACCCATGTTGACCATGGCGTCTCGGATAATAGTATCCCGAGTAACTGTGAGAATGTAATTTCCCGAGGTGCTCATTTTAACCTCAACCCAGATTAGTCAAAATAGTATTGACAGCTTCCCATACTTCTTCAGGTTTTATATCAGCCTGACATTGGGCTGTACCTGATTCTTCATGTTTTGTGCAATGTTCCCAGGTATAATGAAGCATGTGGCAGGCAGGGGTTTGATTATTACCTCGCCCTTTGCAGGTAGTATTCTCCGACCAGATAGCCAGGGTGTTTTTCCAGTCCCTAGTCAGGTTTTCCCACGTCGAATGTGACAACAAGCAGATCTTCCAGCAGTCCATCTGAGCCGCTGCATTCAATACGCCAGTTTCGGGGCCCACAACCAGATCTACTTCACTCAGGAAAGACAGGGATTGGCGGATTGACCATTTGCCACAAGTAAGGTGAACCCTAGGTTCTTTTTCCCAGCCCGTCTCAAGCAGTTGGGCCTCGGGGCCCCCCACTAGAACCACATGGGCTTCGGGGAATGTTAACATGATGGCCGCAATCACGTTGTCCATGCCCGCCCAAGTTTTATGAACAGAGCTGCCCGCTAGGGACCACATGATAACCTGTTTACCGCCAATCTTTTCACGTTCTTTTCGGGCCCAGGCCTTTTCCTCAATTGTAGGGTAAAACATCACTTGAGGTTTATGGGGCAATCCCGCAAGTTCATGCTGGAACTCAACATAGTTCTTATTAAAGCGTTCATGCCTAACCAAGGGGTTCCAGAACCTCGGGGCACGTTCCCCCATACCCAGGAGAGTTCCCTCAACTGATTCAGACAAGTTGACGAACTTGTCATAGTTCTTTGACTGCCAGTCCCAGAATTCCATGAGATTGCCATTCGGCACTTGATCCTTGTCAAGAATCATGAAATGGTCAATATTCGGGTCATGAAGGACTACGTCAACCCCAGGGGGTGAGCACATCAAAGTAACTTCGTATCCTTCGTCTTTGAGTCCAGCAAACACACTGGAGGCTTGCATGAGGTCCCCAAAGGCCCCAAACCTAACCACAAGAACGCGTTTTTCAAGTCTACCTTGATTACAAGTAAATTGATGCCTAACCCCTGGCCCCTTCACAAGTTTCTTGAAGACCAGAAGCATGGAGTATTCACGGTCTTGATCCCTTACTTGATTGTCAATCAAATCCCAAGCGGGAAGATCCTTCATCCAGTCAATGACCATGTCATTATTCAAGTTATGTTTATGGTCAGGGTTGGCCCCATTTTCACCCATTTTAGGGTAAAGGTCCTCGTGGGGCAGATAGAGGATCAAGTAACCGCCAGGTTTGACTAGTCGATACCATTCTTTGAGGCATGCTTGTGGGTCAACCATGTGCTCAAGAAGATGACTCGAGTAAACAAAATCCATCGACTGAGACCCAAACACCGAGAGGTCGGTCGCATCTTGAATAAACACATCCGGTCGAACACTATGACCAAAAATGGCATGATGCATGTTGTCCACGCTGATAGCGTGAGGAAGAATTTTGAAATCCCCAGCCCCAAGGTCAACGCCACGTCCCCTCAAGTAAGGAACGACCTCCCAGACTATTTTTCGGCTTTCGTTACCAGTTGCATCGTCTATACGCCAGACCATATGTTTTCTCCTGAAAATGAATTATGTTTATTCAAGGGCCAGGCGCCAGTACACAGTGCCCCGGATTTTGTTGGAACTAACCTTGATCTCTACTGCGGCGTTTTTAACGTTCTCCCATTTATATCCTTGATTTTCCGCCTCTTTAACGAGGGATTCACGGGACATTGGGCCTTCCTTCAAGACACGTTGAAGGAACTCACGGGCGTTTTCCAGGTTGGCACGTTTGTCTACATAACCTACTTCTTCCGCTACTTCAGCTAAATCACTTTTCTCATCATAGGATTTTCCTGCCCCATCATATAGTGTGCCACCTTGACAGAACTTTGCCCAAGCATGACCATAAACTTCAGCATAAGATTTAGAACGATCCAACATTTTTAATCTCCTGTGAGTGTTACTCGCGTATTATACAATAAAAAGGCGTCATTAACAATGGGTTACAACCCCATTCACCGTTGCAAAACTAGCGGTAGGTGACCCCGAACAAGTTACGCCATTAGAGAATGCATTGGCTTCGTTCCAGACGTCATTTACCCCATCAGTGTAAAGGAGCATTGATGTGGAGTTAGCGGTGCCTTGGGGAAGTAATACCCCCGTGCCAGTTGAGCCCCCTGCACCATTGCTAAGTTTTACAGTTGTAGTGAAAGCTCCCGTGGTATTGTTGCTAAACCCAATACGACGGCCGCCTTGGAGGTAACTTCCAGCGGGAATAATAATGAGGGCATTGCTAGTTAATGTACCGCTAATTAGCCCCGTACGACTACCCGGAGGGAGTGACATTCCCGCAAGTTGAGCCCCCGTGCTGTACCCCGTGCCCCCATATAGTACAGCCGCGGTAGTGATACCTCCACTGGATACGGCGGTTACGCGTAAAATGGCGTCCCCAGTGCCACCAACCATCACTATACAATCGCCTACCTGATAATTAATCCCTGGCGTCGCCACTGTCAATATCCCAGTGATGGTCCCCCCAGAGGCTAATACTACAATTTGAGCCCCAGTGCCCGTAGTGGCAAAATTGTAAGTCCCCCCTGTTACGTTAGTGATAGGGATTGTAGCTGACGCTGCAAGAATAGACTGTTTAGCAAAGGCATCAGTTGCTACCAGGGTTGAATTGTCAAAAACTGCTTGAGTAGTAGCATTGATAGTAGTCCCGCTAATCACCCCCCCATTAAAATTAGCCGTTGAGACAGGGGGTAAACAGGTGGGGAGGGTTGAACCGATACTTACAAGATTGTAGCTTTGGTAAAAATTACCCCCTTGAAGGTAAAAGATCTGACCACAGGCGTTATTAACTTGAGCATATGGGTTAGCCGGATTGAATTGGGCATTTGCAATATTCAGCAATCCCAGTAACAATGAGAAAAATAGCAATGCCCGTTTCATTTTAAACCCCTATGAAAAAAGGCCCCCGAAGGGGCCGAAAGTACTTCTCAGGAGACATCTTTAGGACCTATTCCCTGTCCAAATAGTTGTTGCGCTCGAGGAAACCAACCTCCCCGTCATCGCCGTATGCTTCACCGTAGAACAAATCAATATGTTCCCCGGTATACTGGTCATCCGTTCCCTTCATACCCGCACGAGAATACCCTTTCTTCAGATACCCCTTCGTAGGTTGGGTTACATCTGTTCCTTCACCGTTGAATGAGTATCCCAGTTTTTCATTTGTGCCGCCAGTTTGGTCAGTAATGTCCATACCCGGGGGCATTTCGTTAAAACAACCGTCTACAATTTCACCCGCTCGGCGATTGTTATAAGCATGTTCGTTTTTCTTAGTTTGAGCGGATTCCAGGGTTGCCCATGGCTCATCCCCCGTTTCTTTACCAGGGAGGGTAATTTGAAACTTTTCCTTGAGGCTCATGTCTTACTCCTAAAAAAGCGGGTTTCCCCGCTTTAGGATTATTCGCCTTTTTTCGGGCTAGGTTCCCAGCCATCACCCGGATAAGACAAGTCCGTCAATTCCTTGTAAGGCATCGAGCGAATGTCTACAATTTCCTGGTTGTCAATATCCATGCCCGGGGGCAGGTAATTGAACTTGGCGGATTCGCCGTACGGGGTACCTTTCTTGACGATATAACCGGTATCTTCAAACCCCGATTGCTCGCCAATATCGTTGTGCAGGCCGCCCAGCCCAGGGATACTGGTCTTCGGTTCGCCCGCCATCGGGTTGCCAAACTTTTCGGGCATTGCTTCGCCCTTCATTTGACCCGTATCCTTTGCACCCTTGCCGCCTGGCAACTTCGGTTTAATAGCCATGATATTACTCCTTAAACAGTCACGTTAGCCAGGGGTTGGACAACACGTTCAATGGAAACGCCCCCAGTTGTACCCGCATAAGCCAGGGTAGCATCTGTCCCCTTTTGAGCCCAATAAAAATCCCCTTGGGCCAACGGTGCAAGGGTACTAGGGGCGGGATAATAAACAAATCCCGTAGCAGCTGATCCCGTGGTGCCAAAGGGTGTGGTAGTGGTAGTGGTGCCACTAATAACTACAAGGTTTAGCACGTCAGCGGAAGTACCCGCCGTTGAGATCCGAGCAACCATGCTTTTAACAAGGGCATTGGCAAACGCTGTAATTTTTAGGGCAGAAACCGCCCCAGAACCCGCTGCAACCGTCCCCATATTATCTTGATGAACAGCCAGGTAGGCGGCATTATCATAACCCATCGATTTCGTTGCCATGTCTAACTCCTAAAATATAAGCTGACCCCTCCAGCATTGTGTCTACTTAAAAGCGGGGGGAGTGGGTCCCCCACAGTTCAATCGGGTTTTTTAAGCTTTGGGTTATTGGTCATTGAAGTCATCTGAGCCGGGGTTGGTTTGGTGGCAACTTTGGCTTTATCCGTCAAGTTGTCATCAATCGTAGCCCCCGCCCCATTCGCATAACCCAGGGTGTAAATTGCCTTTAAGGCAGCAGTATGACCCATCCCCAAGAACTGGGCGTAGATTTGATCTATGTCAGCGTTTGTCATCATACTGCTCCTTACCCCTTAGGTTATGCGATACTGTCCCACTTGACAATGCGAGCATTGCCGGGCGCAGACGTTGAAGCATGCACGATACCGAACCCGCCTAGGTAGTACCAAGCAACACCCTTCGATCGACCATAATCAGTGGGGATCTTACCGCGGATTTCTTCCGGCACAGTAATCGCCTCAGCAACTGTGTCATTACCGAAGAAGAAGATCCAATCCGATTTACCGTTAGCCCAAGGGGTTTGAGTAATGCCATCCGTACCAAGACCCTTGGCGATGTTGGTTTGCTCGACATAGCGAACGTTCTCGTAACGACCGATTTCACCATTCATGATAAGCTTGAAGCCCGTATCAGAGTATTGGTGAATCGTTTCGAGGTTGTTCTTGAACGAACGAAGCGTAGTCGGCCAGGCTAGGGCGTAATAATCATCGCCTAGGTAGGCCGGGATGTTACGCTCCTTCATCAAGTCAACAATCGACTTGGCGTGGCCATTGTTGTAAGCAATAGAGTTCGTGCCGGTCACGGTGCCATTAGTGTACAACACCACCGCAGCCGTATCAGTGCCAGTCCCCGCCCCTGCAGGAATCACGCGAAGCAGGGTTTGATTGAACTGGTTCCAAGCTTGCCGGTCGAACGTCTTAACCGCGTCATTCTTGAGGACCTTTTGAATCAGTTCCATCACCGGGAACTTCGACAGGTTGTCGAGCTTACCCGAATACGGGACGCTGTTACCGAGTTCGGTAACCGTCAACGTACCTTGAATGATGGTGAAATTCGATTCCGGCATGGTGTTAGTTTCTGCCAGCACACCACCCGCAGTTGCCACGTCCGAGAAAACGTCCCAAGTGAAGATATCACCCTTCTTTTTCCCTTGCTGCGATGCGTCTCGGACGTCACAGAATTGGCGGAATTTGACCAGAGGCTGCACAGCCATGCGCAGCACGTTTGAAAGTTGGCGGCTATACATAAAGCCACCGAGGCTATTCACAGCCCAGACCTGACCCGCCATTTTGAACTCCGTTCAGTTAAGGCTCATCCCCTTAGCCACTGTGGGCCACCTCGGGATTTCGCCATGTTAGCAATCGTATCTTGAACCGAATCTTCTTCCTCTTCCTCAACAGGTTGTGCAACCTTGGTTGCTGCCGGTTTCGGCGCCTGCGGAGCTGCTGCTTTACGGGCTTTCTTGGATTCTGTACTTTCCACTTTGGTCACCGGTTCGGCTTGAACTTCAGGGGTTGGGGCCTTGCCTTTCAACCAGCCACGAATCCCTTCACCGATATCCTTAAAACGATCCGAGTACGGTCGTTTATCGCCCTGAGCCCTCAGCATATTATCCTGCTGGATGGCCAGAGCATTAAGGACGGGGTCACCAACAATATCCTTGTACTCATCCTTAAACCAGTCTACAGCTTTTTGGAAGGTAAGCCGTTCGTCAATCGTACGAGCCAGGTCGTCCGAGGATGGACCAGTGGGTGAACGAAGCTTGCGAATCGCTGCTACTGCTTCCTCTTCAGTGCCCATCTGGATAGCACGGGCCAACTGAACTTCATCCGGTTCCTCTTCCTTAGTTTCAGTTTGAGGAGTTTTGAGGGAGCGGGCTTGGTTATTGAGGTTCGCAGCTTCTCGAAGGTAGTCATCCGCAGAATCAACCTTTTGAGCAGTTTGAACTAACCAGTCCTCGTCAACCTCTTTAGTTACACCGTTAACCGTAATTTTATACTTACGGGATTCCTTTGTCAATGACTCATCCGGTTTATTTTGTGTTTCAACCGGTTCTTCCGTTTCTTCTTCTTCACTCTCAGTTTCTTCTTCCTCCTCAACAATACCCAAGGTACCGTCATCTTGAATATCGTCTAGGGAGAGGCCAGTTTGATTCCCGTCTTCGTCCACTTCATAAAATTCTTCCGACCGACCTTTATCGTTATTGTCGGCAATGTCTTGGTACATTTTGAGACGTTTGTCGTTCTCAGTACCAATAGTATGACCGTCCTCATCCGTTTCAACCGCATAGAAACGGAAAGGCATCAGCAGGGTCTTAAGCAGTTTACTGATCTTCATTATCGTCTTTCTCCTGAATCAAGTTCAATGCCCGAAGGCCCTCATCAACCGCGGTAGCCAGCCAGAAACGGATGGATTCCGCACGCTTCATGTCCGCTTGATGCTTTAATAGCTCCTCAGCGGGACAATCCCTTAATGCTATAACAGCCTTTTCCCAGTCCTTTTCCGCTTTGGCCAGAAGGTATTTGCCAATATCAGAACAGAGAAAATCTTCTATTTGACGGCCAAAAACCGCTTTATCCCACAGGGGTTTATCAGGATTTTCCATTGTTCTTGCCACCTTGTTTACTTAAATGTTTAAAGACCTCGAGTCTTGCACTTTGATCCATTTCATGCAAAGCCCGAATATGAGTGATAGCATTACGTTTATCTTCCCCTTGTTGCTTGATGGCCTCTTTTTGAAGGTTAGTTTGATTCGTCTCATGGGTCCTTTGAAGATTAACCTGATGACCCATAGTCCTATCCTTCACCTTCATCTGCAATTGATTGATAGCCATCATAGCTTGTTGCAGTTGCTGTTGCAAGACTTGAACTTGAGGGTTGTCACTCTGGAAGAACCGGGTCGGGTCATCATATCCCAAGTAACCAAAGATTTCTTTAATGACCTCTTGGAGGTTAATACCAGGGGTGGGTTTCTGCATCATCGCAGTAACCGTATTCATGGCCACCAGGAACTTCTGAAGTTTCAGTTGGGGATCTGTAGCCCCCATGCCCATATTAATGGATAAAGTCATCTCCTTATTCAGGAGTTCATCGGTCACTTCACTGATGCCATACTTCATCCACAGTTTAGCTTTTTTCGCACCAATCGCAATAATCGTTTCGTCGGTTTCGTAATACTGCTCCAGGAGCACCAGTTGGCGCATTACGGGTTGTACAAACGTTTCATTGAATGTGCGTAACAGATATTCTGTCAATGACCCCGTGGAGCTGCTCAAGATTGACATGTTGTGGGCTGGAGCATTCATATTCCGGTCCATCAACAAACTTGAGGAAGAAAAATTCCCCAACAGTTCGTTCATATCATTATCAATACGCTTCTGTTCCTCATAGGCACTTGAAGTAACATCAGGCCAGCTTACCTCTCTAATATCCTTCTCAGGATCATCCGTAAGAACGACGCCCCCAGGAACATTACGAACCAAGCCACCAAGATCAATCTCAGCACCTCGCCGGGCAAACCATTTTTTGTTGAGGACGAATTTAACATTATCAATCCGCTGGTTGGTGATTTCATTCGACTCTGTCTGCAACTCTTGTCCCAAGACAGGGATACTTGCAGGCATGATTTTATGGGTCTCAATGACAGCCGACCCCATCACAAAGGGACGTTGACCATGAAACACCGACTCAATCAATGGTCGAGGGGTAGACAGGAGACAAACATCCCCAAGCATGTAGAATTCCCAGTCAATGTCATGCCGGCGGTGAATATGACGTTGCACCCACACTATCTCATAGTCCTTCACATTTGGCCGATTTTCCCCTGACTGGGGGTCACCTCGATTCTTGTTCCGAGCAACACGAGTCGAGTCCAGGTACTGACCCATGGCCTGATGAACTTGGTTCAAGGTGACCTTTTTCCATTCCCCCGACTGAATTTTATCCTTCACGTCCATCACATACATGGGGATAAGGTGAATCAGGTAGGGGCTAGTCCCGATGGGATCCATCCAGTTGGCCGCGGGATCAATCCTCAGGTTCTCAATGGGAAATAGTTCGACTACCGGCCTATCAATGATATGCTTTTTAGGTTTGGAGGTTAAAGTTGCTGATTTTTTTCCTCTAGCCTTACCAGAATCAACTTCCTCACTCCCCAAAGGGAGTTTTCCTTGTTCAGGGTATTCTTCTGTCGGTTCTCCTGTCTCCTCATCGTCAGACTCCACAGTTGTACTTGAGGATACAGTGATTTCTTTATATTCCCAGTGGATATGAGCACAAGCCATATTCACTTGAGCATCTTGCATGGCCCCCATGAGGAATTTGAACCAGTCAATAGACTTAGTCAACCTATACTGAATCACCTGTTTCATGAGCTCAGCAGAGGCTACTTCTTCTTTGCTAGACTCATCAACAGCCTTGAAACTAGCAATGTCCATGTTGGAAAAGTACGCCGCAGCTGCCGCCGCTTCATTCTTGCGGATGACCGTACGAATCTTCGGTCGAAATATGTGACTCCGTTTTTGGTAAGCTTCCTGCACGAACTTGCTATCGGAGGGATGTTGACTGTTAAACGCACGGATGGAGTCTTCCCATTGTTTCCGGTAGTTCTGGTCGATGTAGGTAGTCGAGAATTGATAGGCTTCACGGGCTCTTTCAGTCCACCCCTGAATATCATCCCCTTCTTCCATGCTATAGTCTTCACCCGTCTGGGCAGTCGGCGGGGTGGGGTGAAGCTTAGTGTTTTCCGTCATTTGTTACCCCAATCGAGTACATCATTTTCGTTCTCCTGAGAATACGGTTCACCTGTATTTCTTTCTACCCCTATGGCTTTATCGTCATAGAACGCGTACATGGCGGGGTCTTTTATGTTGGTTATCAGGAGAATTACCCCCAGATTTTTAGTCATCCAACGCCTCATAGCCGGGTACGAATCTTTTCCTCTAGCACTGAATATTCTAACATCTTTTCCTTCTTTAATCCACCCTTTTACCCGATCAACCATAGGTTTGATTGGTTCACCCATGTCTTCGGGGCCTGTCCATTTCGTATAGGTAGCCAGGGTACAATCAAAATCAATCCCAATGAAACCTTCCTCATTGTTTTTCATAAGGAAGCCCCCCACGAATCACAAACGTCCAGGCGGTTATCTCATAAGGGGATTCCATAGCTTCTTCCCTAGACCTATAAAGGGGGACGTTGTTGATTGTAACACACTCATGGTACTCCGGGAACAATTCAACCTCACAAAGTGGTTGTCCCATATCATCTAATTCCCAAGCCCGAAGAAAGGCATAGTGCTCATCAGATTTAGAGGCGGGAATCCAGAGTCCATGACACCTCACAAGTCGATCGACCAGTCGACACAAGTGAGGTTTATACCACTCTCTCATTTATTCACCCAACGGCTGGAAGAAACGGGGATCTGACCCTATCAATTGCTGGGCCATTCGACCTTCCCAAGGTTTGTCACGAGGCATTCCCGCACGTTCAAGCAATTCACCCCCGGCCAATACCGCAGTTTTAGCCAAATCTGACGCACTATAACTATCATGATGTTTGATAATGAAGCCATAAAACGTCGAGATAGCCAAATTCTTGACTACAAGTACTCCCCCTTGAACTGACACGGCCCAGAGGTGGCCCGGATAATGTTGATTCAGGGTTTCCCCAACTTCTTTGGCCTTTTCCATGTCCAGGAGTTCGGTGGGGTCGCATTGTTCAACGACAAAGACTTGATGTTCATCACTCATTCTGGAACCTCTTCATAGAGTTGTTGAAATATGCCATCTTGGCAGGGGTAAAATTCTCCTTGTACCCCTTGAATGATCCAGGTACCCGGCCGAATCAATGCCCCAGTTTTCTCAATAGTGGGTAAAAATCCCCACTCATCGAGTCTAGCTCCTAACTGGGTTGCTAAAACCACAGCTTCCTCATGCCACCGAGGAATTTCTTTAACCTCAGGGTGATCCCCATGCTCGTGCCATTGTACAGCTTTAACCAGTACGGGGATTCTACTATAGGTTTTCACAGAAATTCCTCAATAAGCATGACACCTTGTCCCGCATTAGCCCCCGCTACAGATGAAGCCCCCGCGTTTACATTGCCACCGCCCCCAGAGCCATATCCCGTGCCCGCCGTTGGGGCAGTTGACAATAGGATACCTCCCTTACCTCCAGACCCCAAGGGGCCACTACCGCCTTCACCCCCAATCGTAGATATGACTGAGCTTGGCCCCACACTAAATGCTGAGAATTTCCCCAACTGTCCCGACTCAAGGTGAACAGGCACAGCCGGGGCCGAAGAGGTGGGTAAAGTGGGAACCGCAGAGCCATTTGAAGTAAAGTAAAATTGTCCTGCGGTCACTGGACTGATGTTGAAGACCCCATTTCCCCCTCCCCCAACCCCCCCAGGGGCTGTTGCAATTGCCCCAAACGTAGTATTACCCCCATTGCCGCCGTTGGCCCCAGAAACGCCAACCCCGGCGGCCCCAATGGTCAGGGTAGTGCCCGCAAGTGCCTGCCAACCTGAATTAATCCAGAACTCTATGAAAGACCCCGCAGACCCCCCGCCCCCAGATCCCGCGGTAGTTCCCGTCGTGGTTACACCACCCCCAGCCCCGCCTCCGCCCACCATGCGGATTCTAGCCCTATTGGCTCCAGGCGTAGGGGCCAAAACTCCCGTAGCTATAATTTCTTGATGAGCTATCAACCCTTTATAGACGGACTCATTAGCGGGTAGTGAAGGGTTAACTGCATTCAGAATACCGTAAGCAACGGAACTCAACCCAGAATCTAGGGCTCCAGAGTCCCAAACTACCGTAACAGTAGTAACACCGCTAAAAGATGAGGCCGTAATACTACCATAGATTGTCCCGGCGGTAACGGTAGCATATACCCTGCGATTGACCGTGAAGGTAGTTGTTTGATTCCCCGGGACGGTGAAATGCGTGCCATCAACAAACGTAGGGGTCAATGAAGAAACAATCCATTCCGACGCAGGACTACCCCCACCACCCCCCCCTCCGGCCACATCATTGACCCCGCTGATGTTGTCAAACGTCCCCACCGACAAGGGGTTATTGTTTGCATCCGTAATTACAAACTTATACTGAACGGATTGTTGAAGCCATACTTCTTGCGGAGGCCGACCTGAACTATTAAGGACGATGGGATTGGGGTTAGCAACTGTTAGATTGGGGCCAGTAAACGTTGGGGCGGGGGTAGTGGTGCCCGCCAAGTAAGTGTAGATGAGGCCACCCGAAAGGATGACCCCTTGGTCAGAGAACCACTGTTGAGTGGGGGTACCTATGGGTGATAAAAATCCAGTAGCCATAATTTTTTCCTTATACTGGCCCAAACCCTGAAGCATTAACCCAATGGCTTAGGGCAGGATTCCAATTTATTTGATAACCTAAAGACGTATCAAAGTAAGGTTGCCCCGGAACGGGGTTAAGAGGGCGTTGGGCTGTAGTCCCATAATTAACCCCCACTACCCCTTGGGAAGCAAAACTAGAAACGGGTTGTCTTACCGTATAATAAAGATCCCCTTGTTTTTGGTCCATAGGGATAACTTCAGTCCCATTGAGGGGTGCTGCAAGAGGCAATCCTAAAATTGTACTATCACCCGACGGGTTAGACATAATATCCTCCATTTTTAAGAAGCGTCGCGCTATGAGTTTCGACGTCTATCCCCTGCTTTTTAGGAATTCCTGTTGGAGTGTACACCTCAGCATTCACATCATTCAACCAACTCGCAACAATCGGGGTGTTTTGGTTGTAATCTTGAAAAGTTGTGGAAGCCATAAATCCCCCAATTAGTGATTGATATTTCCACTGACTATTTTATTGCCCCCAGAGCCCCCATCACTCACACAACCATTCAAATTTCCCCCACAGTTCACGTTGGTAATTAGATAATTATTGGAAGATCCCGTATCCACTAGCACGCCATAGCTTTGTTTATTACTTCCGACTAACTTCCCCCCATCCCCAGACTGCCCGTTGACTATACTAAAATTACTAGCCCCGGCGGCCACTTCAATTCCATGCTTAGTCCCGGTGGCAGCGACTGAATTTTGGAAAGTTTGAAAATCACTCACAGCAATGTTCGTGCCCCCTTGGATAAAAATACCATCTCCCCCATTATTGATGGCGTGCGGGGCAACTAGATTTACCCCGTTGACAGTCCCAGAAAACTGTTGGATATTAAAGCCAACCGCAGAGTTGCTGGCAACGTTGGTAGAACTTCCCCAACAATTAATACACCTAACATCACTAACATTCCCGCCATTACTGACAAAATTAAACCCAGCCGTAGTGGAGGTGTCTGCCTGTACATTATCAAAAACTAAGGCAGTTGCAAAATCCCCACTGGTAACTCCCTGTGTAGTTACCCCAATATTATTATTAATCAGATCAGAATCCCGCATTTGAAAACCGCTGACATTAATAAGATAAACTGCAGCATTACTCTGGGAGCCAATCACCCCATCATGGATAAAAATATCCTGATTTAAGGTCCCATCCTGACCAATTCGAATGCCTACTGTTCCAGAGTTAATCTCATAATCATCTAAGTAATACTCAAATTGTTGCGCACCCCCGTCAAAATCAAATCCAACGGACTGATTGGAGATGGTAACTCCCATGACCCTTAGATGATGCCCATTCCTAAAATGAATAGCAGCTCCCGAAGTCTTAGTAACTGAAGCTGATATTGTCATATCTTCTATCGAATTGTCGCTCGGATTTGCTGTCCCATTCCCAAAAAGAATCACATCACAAGTTGCACAAGAACTACTTAAAGTAGTAGCGGCTCTGCCTGCCCCAACCAAATGTAATCCATTACTATTATAAGAAATCACTCCAGCAATATTGTAGATTCCAGGAGGAAAATACAACTTGGTAAAACCACCGCCAATTGCCGCGTTAATAGCCCCTGTGGCATCAATCACCCCCGCATTACTCGCCCCAAAGTCAAGCACCGACACATAATCCTGAAGTCTGTTGGTATCCGAACGAGTGACCGCCCCGGAATTTCCCTGATTATATTGAAGATTTGCAGTGGCTCCGACCGCTGTAGTAGCTCCTGTACCTCCATTAACAATTGGCACAACCCCACTGACACTTGACGCAGAAGCTGCCACAATTGCTGTATTGCAAGCAAACCCGGAAGAACTCTGCCAGGTCAGGGCACTCGAAGTGCCTGCGCAACTTGGAACTGGGATAGCTGTAGGAGACCCCACAACCCCAGTCCCATTGGCTAGTATTGTATTAGCTGCTTGGGTTGCGAGAGCGATTAAAGGAATAGCCCCAGTAGTATTCACCACTGCCCCACTCACCTGCAGATTATTTGTTACAAAAGTTTGTCCAAAAACTACCAAAGGAACAAACAACAATATAAACAGCAATTTCTTCAGTTGCTTTTTCACGAGGCTACTCCAGCAGCATTTACCCAAATAGCAGGAACGATTTGAGAGTACCAGATCCCAAAACCCCAAGTAGTATCAAAATAGAACTGACCTACATTCGTGGGAATAGGTCGATTGTTCGTTGGCCCGCTAGCAGGGCCCCCATTATTGATAAAAGATTGCAAAACACTCAACGGAATGTCGGCAGTCTGCCCCGTAACCACTCCAGTAAGAGTGTCGACATTCTGGAGTGTGCGACCGTTAAGAGGGTAGCTTCCCTGTTCTGCCATGATTAGTCCTCAAAGTCACCGGCGGCGTCTTGCAGAAATATAGCCATCTGCAGACATAGTACTTACACTAAAACCAATCTGAGCGACAAGAAAAACAGTAGTAGTGGAAGAAAGTGTTATTCGTTGCGAGGGGGCTATACCTGACACAATACTACCTGCAGTGATAGTAACCCCATTCATCTGAAAGTACAGGGGGGGGGCAGGTAAAGTTGCTGATGTTGTATTAATACCCACATTTGGATTTACCGGCACAGTAGAACCCGCAGGAAGGAATAAAACATTTCCCCACACATCCCAATCCCCCGCAGTCAGGCTAATGCTCGTAATATTTGCCGGAGTGTTTGGGGTTGGTATAGAGACACTAGTGACAGTTGAGGTTATGTATTCCCCCACACTTCCTGCATTGGCATTGTCATTGGTTGTTGTGCCGACAATGCCAGCTGTTGAGGAAGGTGTAATAGAGCTGCTAGCGATTAGAGTGGTAAAAGCTCCGGTACTGGCTGCAGTATTACCAATCGGTCCGGGAGAGGCGAAGCGAGCGGTAAAACCTGCGCCACTCACCGCGCCGCTGGCCGATAAGGTAGTGAACACTCCCGACCCCGGCGTCGTACCTCCGATCGGTCCTGGAGCCGCGAATGTCGCACCACCCAAAGTAGCGGCATTAACAGTTGTGTTACACCCAAAACCAGTACCGCTAGTATAGGAGACGGCACTTGCAGTGGTTGAACATGAAGTTAAAGTAACCGCGGTAGGCGAGACAGTTGATCCCGTAACATTAGCCACTACAGTGTTGGCCGCTTGGGTAGCCAATCCCGTTAGAAGTACACTACCACCAGGAAGTGTAACAGTACCCGTAGCACTTAGGTTAGTAAAACTACCCGCAGCTGCTACCGTTCCTCCTATAGCAGGGGGGCTTGCTAAATATGTACTAAACCCTGTTCCACTAATAGTGCTACTTGCAGAAAGAGTTGTGAAAGCCCCGGTGCTGGGAGAAGTTGCCCCCATTGTAGTGGCATCAATGGCTCCCCCGCCAATAATTGCGGAAGGAGTATTAACAGAGGAAAATGCCCCTGTACTAGTTGAGACTGACCCTATGGGACCTGGGGATGAGAAGGTGGCTCCCCCTAGGGTCAAAGCGTTGATACTACCATTGCAACTAAACCCCGAGCCGTTAGTATAATTTAAAGCTGAAGAAATACCTGAACAATTTGACAAGGAAACAGCTGTCGGGGAAGCAGTTGAGTTAGTGGCATTAGCAATAACAGTATTAGCCGCCTGAGGAGCTAGACTACCAATACTAATCGGGGCTGTCAAGGTACCCGTAACAGTCAGGTTGGTGAAAATTCCCGTTGAGGGATTTATTCCCCCGATAACCGAGCCATTAATCGTTCCTGAAGTAATGTTTGGTCCGGCCAAGGCCGCATTCAATGCTGTTGCAGTCAACACTTGGCCGTTAACAAACTGAGCGTTAGCCCCTATTGACAACAACAATAAAGGTAACGCAAGAAATAGACGTTTCATTTTTACCCCAAAACAGATTCACCAAGTACAAAGGGGGCTCCCGTCTCGTCCAGGAGACTATCAAGAACTCGAGGGGATTGCTGAAACCGGATTTTCCATTTTGTCGCTCGACCCTCATTGTCTACCCCTTGTTGTACCAGGTGAGCGGGGGCATCCGGATAATGGTTTTGTAGAATAACCGCGTCAAGTACCACAGGCGTTTTGCCATAGATACCAGTGATACCCTTGTCAGTCGAATCAAAGTCTCGGCCATTAGCCCATTCATAGATATCATGGTCGTTTTCTGCCCACTCTTCCCCCCAGGACCGAATCACAAGGTCTCGTTGGGTCACTACTCGATAAGTGACTTTATAGTCAATGTTCGGTAAAGACCTGGGGGGTTCAGTGTATTTAGCCACGATGAGTTACTCTTTGGGCGGTTCTTCGGGGACCGGCGGTTCTTCTTGGGTCGGCAGTTCTTCCGCGACCGGCTCATCTTTAAGTTCACCAGAGCCGTCGGCATAACCTGCATCATAGACAGCTTTGAGTGCAGCTTCGTGGCTGTTGGGAAGATTACCTTTGTACAACGCTTCGAGGTCAATCATTGTGTGCTCCAAGGGTTATGGGTACAGCGGTTCGTAATATTGGCGTTCGTTAATAATGGGGGGCCTAGTATTCATGTCATACACCCGTGAAGCAGCATCCACAAGGTCTTTCAACCCCCCGAACGGGAAGTAATGCAATTGCATTCGAAATTCTTCCGTGAGGTTGTATTTTTTCCCTTCTTCATCTTTACGTACTATAGGCTGACTCACGCGATAAGTCAACCCGTCAGCCACCATTTGACGTTGATATTTGGTCATGTTCTTGGGATCAGTCGGGTGAGGCAGGTAGATCTTGTGTGACCGAAGGTCAGGGCCTAGCCGTTGAACACGATCAACCTTAGCACCCTCCCCATCGTTAGGCCAAGCAAGTTCAGTAATTTCAAACTTGGGTTGGCCAGGTTTGTCCATCTGCTCCTTGAAGTAATCCATGTCAGCCTGGGCACCGAACTTTTCATAACCCATTTTGACGATCTGAACTCCAGGCATTTTGGACCAGCGCTTGTACATGTAACTAAAGTGTTCCCAACGTTCTTTCAAGTCCATCCGATGATTAAACCCGTCCAGGAGATACTTGTTCATCCCGTGATCGAGTCCTAATACCACAATAGCAGTCTTTGCCGACCCCCGTTTCTTACTGCGAGCGGGGTCACATAAAATGTAGACATTGAGGGTAGATGGTCGTAACTCATAGACCATGAGATCTTCAATGTTAAACATCCGCTCCTTACCGCCAAGCGGGTTCTGTAACATTTGGCAGCTATAGGTAGATGGGCCTTGTACAATTTTCTTAGCATCATTGTCCTCTACACTAAGAAACACGGGTTTCCCGTCAAAGGTACCGTCTTGGGTAGCGGGGTAAAGACGAACCTGAACGGCACCTTTATTAATAATAGCTTCGTACGTATCACCAAAAGACCAGCGCGTGCCAATATGCCACTTACGGCCACCTTGACTTCCCAGGTTGTCAGAGAGTTCCCAGGACTCAGTCGTCTTAGCAATCTGGTCGGGGGTACTGACTGACTCTTTAACTACCACGTCATCGTACACCATAAGCTTAAAGTGTTTTGACGTCGGCTGACCGTCAACCAAACCCCACGCCTCAACCGTACTTTCCTTAGGGTTTGTCTTTCGCTTGACGACAATCCCTTTGTCGAGGGACCAAAGAGGTGATTGCGAACGAGGATTGTCGTACAGGATATCTGGAAAAACCTGCTTAAGCCTAACATTACCTTGAAGCTCGTTACGGATCTGACCCAGAAATGTTTTGGCCGTCGGGGCTGTGTGTGAGAAGATCCCGATAGTAATGTTCGGGTCACGGAGCACCTCTTGTATGATGCCGCCGAAGGTTATGATCGTGGACTTGTAGTGTTCTCGAGCCCACAAATCCAGGTAACCGTCGGGGTCTTGTTCAACTTCCCGGCATCGAGCGTAAAGCCAGGGATGTAGCATGTCGGTTCGACCGCACATCTGAACGAGAAGAAAGAACCGATCCTCGAGCGTCAATGCTCGAACCATTGCAAGGTCCTTTCCCCCCTTCGTCAGGTCCTCCCATACGTCAATAATCTCAGCGAAGGGGACCTTGAGGATATCTACTGCTTCCGGCTCATCCATTATTCTTTCTCGGTTTTTGGCGGAACAGCCGCAGTCCCCCCACGCAGAAATTTCCGAAGGTCATTTGCGTTGGCCAACTCTATAGTCAGGGGATTCTCATCATCCCCGGACACCGTTACCGACTGCAACCTCGGGTGAAAGTAGGGAGCAACGTTCTTCGCAATCTCACAAGCTTCACGAAGACAGTCTTTTCCGTAGCGCATGATTGATTCTTTGTCTCGGTCACTACGGCTGAATTCCCCTTGTTCCACACAGTCATCGTACTCTCGATAGAGACGACGCATGGAGAGAACCATCACCTCAACGGGGCTGACCCCGTCTTCCGACAATTGGTCAAGAACTTCTTGACTAGGTTTGCCTCGGATTTTCTTTGCCATGTGACCCATAGTTTGCTCCTACTTCCTACGTTTTACTTTCTCCGGAAGATTCTTTTCGGACTTGCCATGTTGTTCCTTGATGAACTTCTTCCCTACCTTGGGGGAAACATCCGTCTTGCCTTCGGCAGTTGCATGCATGAACCGATTTTGTGCCTTCGACTTCATAGGCATGATCGTCTCTCCTGATGATACCAAAATCACATGTGCAGGTGGAAACATCCCGCCCGCACTGTCCACAGTCTGGCACTCAATAACTCCCTTTCTTCTTCCCCTTATGTGCGGGCATAGTTTTCTTGTCCTTGGGAATTTCCTTTGGCATCTCTTTCTTGGCGGGCATCTCTTTCTTACCGTGTTTCTTCGAGGTCATCATAGCAGGAACTCCGTGATAGTGTTTGTACCAAGCTTCGATAAAAGTATTGGGGATTTTAAACCCCGTAAGGATCACTCCAGCCATCAGTCATCACCGGAGTAGTTGTCGTAACCATTGTAGTTGGTTACGGGGTGATAGGCTTTCGGGTCAATGTGGTTCCAAAGACCTTCGGCCTTCAACGAATGAACCAAGTCGGTATGCAACCGTTTGGCTTTCGCATGCATGATAGAGGCGTCCATCTCAAAGTCACCCGTCATATTGGGGGTCATCTTCCAATCTTTGGGGGCGCATTCATGACAGGGAACTCCGCGGGGGTGTTTCATGGTTTACTCCTTGAAATTAAATGCACAATAGCATATAATTAAAAGTTTGTCAACCTAAAACCCAAACTTCACCCATTGTTTTCCAATTTTTCAAACAAATTGGGCTCATTCAGGAGGTGATCGGCCACGTATTCCTTACAAACGGGGAGGGTGGGCATTTGATAGAACCTTCGAAGTTGACCAGCAACCCTTCGTTTAACCGTCGTAAGACTTCCTTGGGGAAAAAATCCCCTTAAGATCATCCCAAAACTAGTCATGTTGGACTTATCTCTACCAGATTTAGCGTAGGATTCATAGTCCCTAAACAGGGTGTCCACCCCGATCTCACTCGTCCAGTTATCTTGCGCCCTGGTTTGACAGCCATCAGCCAGTTTTTGAATCCACCAGGCAAGCATGGGGTTGTTATGGGCAATAGTGAGCATTTTGTTATCAACAATTGCTCGAGTAGCGGGGATGTTCCTAAGGTTCCTAGTCAATTTGTACTCTTGCAAATATCCCAGGAGGGACTCAGGGCCGTCATTGTCCATCTCGAACGCTAACTTTTCAAAGTATTTCTTGTCACCCTTCCTTGCATCCGATACCTCTACCACGCAAAACCGACGAGCGGACCCTGTCGCGGGGACTGCCCATGTATCATTCGTGGCCATCATGAGGCGCATGAAGTTTTCCATCACCATCAGGTCCACCCCTTTCGGTTCGAATCCCAGGGTGCCGGAAGTAATCATGTTATTGAGGACTGCCGCATGATGACGATTCCCCGCCCAGCACGACTCATCAGCAAACACCATGAGTTTATTGGCCAGGTGGAAGTTGTGTTTTCCGAACAGGTACTCGGAATTTGTTGAGGTTAGTCCATACTTGCCATACATTCGAAGGATGTACTCACAGAACATAGACTTACCCGTACCCTGGAACCCTTGCATAACCAAGGCTACCCCAGGGCGTTTAGTTATGTTCTGTACTGCGTCAGCCAACCAGTTAATTATATAGTCATACAAGTCGTCATCTCCCGAACAGATGACTTCCCTCATATGTTTGAGAAACATCGAGCAACCGTCGGGGTCGTTTTGTGCCCCTATCGGCCATCCCTTCCAGAGGTTGTATTCGAAATCTTTACACCCGTCCGGGGCGAATACCAGGGAGTTGTAGTTGCGTCGCTCTGAGGCATTCAACCATACGTCAAACTTGAGCTTGTAGTGTTTCCCCTCTTTGACGCTTCCGCGATTTTGAAAGAGTGTTCGGGCATCGGTAACACGCATGAACTTCGGGGGCCCAATGTTCCAGTATCCCGAGTCCACCAGCACGCGAGTTTTCTCCCCCAGACTAATGACCGCTACTTCCTGGTTGAGTTCATGTACCAGGCTGAGCTGTCGTACTCCCAGCCAGTCAATCACTCGAGTCCCGAGGTCGGACCCCAGGATATTCATGAGGGACGGTATGCCCGGGACTTTCTCGTTTGCCTCGAGACGTTTGGCCTGGTACTCGGCCTTCAGCCTCATGTCCAGTTCTTCATCCCCCGCTGCATTAGCAATGGCTCCTAGCCACTGGTCGATGTAGTCAGGGTCTCGTTTGATGCGGAGCATCAACCCGCACAAGGCTACGGCGAGTTCGTCTCTTTTTCCGTGACCCCAACCATGTCGGAGAACGATGACTGCTGCAGCCAGATCTGCACATCGTTGCTGGAGCTCGTGTACCGGTACGTCATACGGACGATACTGTTTCCACCCATCATCGTAAAAGTTGATACTCTCGCCGGAGGTGTGAACAGACCCAGGCATAACAGTTTGAGCGCCATCTGATCGAATCTCAAGGAGCATACCTCCGTCTTTGAGAGGTGACGCGAACTTGATCGTTTTGGAGTCGCGGCACAAATACATGTAGTGGGAGCGCGGTGCAGACTTGCGCCCGAATAACCAGGGGGTTGGGGGGAGAATGTATGGGGCAAGCTGTACGGCTTCTGGACAGTCAAGATCAATGTCCGTGAGCCCGCCGGATGCCCGTCCAAGAACGGCACCAATGTTGTGGTCAACGAAGACACTCGCCGCCTCTAACTCCCGATGGAATCGCGTGGTCCAGTCTTTTTCTAGCGGCCGTTTTGATTGAGGCGCAATTCTTATTAGCGCTATCTTACGTTTGAGGAACTCGTAAGCAAGGCGTGAACCGACCGCATCCCTAAAGCTGATTACTGGCATGGTGGGGGGTCCTAGTCGGTTACTTCGAGCCTTCTACCTCAAGCGATTTGGAAAATTTCAGGGTGACGCGGTTCCCTTTCGTCTCCATATGAACGTCTGAGAACCGCTCCGTGACAACCTCGCGGATTGTTTTATCCTGCGCCGTTGCAATCATACGGATGTTTTTGAGAACGTCCGGCTCGACCCAGGTGGTGAGCTGGACGAGTCCCTGTTCTCGGTACTTTTCGATGGAGGTCTGATGTTTAGTGGTCATTATCGGTCACAGGCGTTGATGGTGTTGAACTTCACAAACTCGAGCACGCCCACAATTGTAGCCATAGACAAGTCCTCGAAACGTTTCTCATCAAGAAGTTCTAGGATTGCTTTCTGGAGTTCCCAAACTATGGGATTGTTCTCTCTCAGGGGTATCACTGGAGCCATGAATTTTTCGGGCTTATCCGTGAAAATAACTTGCCCTGGCCAGTTGGGGCGGTCGGCTGGTTTGTCTTTCATATCAGTATTTCGGCTCTTTCTTTTTCGAGATGAACTCGCTCATCAACTGATAGGCCTCACCTGATGTTTTCAACTCATCCGTGGTTACCTTCCCGTTGAAGATGACACGCCAGCAACCCCGCTTGTCATCATATTTGATTCGACGTTCCATGTCCATAAGACTTCCTTCAATTGCAGAGGGTGATACGGGTTTGGGTGGACTGCATGCATCACAATGACAGATTTTGCTACCGTCACCATCTTGCCATTCTTGGCCATCCCAATAGACTACTCTACATTTCCCCCCACCAAGGTCCATGACAAATTGTTGTCCTCTCTGGTTGCCTCGAGGCGGCGCTATGCATTTACCCATATCAAATACCCCTTTCTTTGAGAAGATGTTGAATCGTCTGCATCTCAGGTACTGTTAGGCAAACATAAGTAGTACCGTTTAAGATAGTGAGGGCGTTGTCGTTCTCACAGGTTGTCTCTGGGATGCGTGTGGCTTCATAACGAATGCCAACATATAAAGAACCCGCTATCACAAGGGGAAGTACTAAGTAACGAAGTTTCATGGTTTCACCTTTAGACCGCGGAAAGGAATATCTTGTGCCGTCGACCGTTCATGACGCCAAGCAACGGCATACTTCGTATCTGCTGCGGCTATGCCCCAGAACTTACCATCCCAGTAGTTGAGGTAGATGCCTGCGAGATACTTACGTTCATAGATACCCTCATGTGCGGGTACTTGAGTCTTACCATCAAACCATTCGGTTCTTGTATCATACATCTTTTTCTCCTGACAGTGCTTGTTGAGCGGCCAGGGATTTTTCTTCCTCGGTCGCATCTTCGGGAACTTTAGCAATCACTGTCTTTGGAGTGTAAGGGAACGTCACCGGGACGCGGCTATGAATGCTCGTAAATCGGCACCCATTCGGTTCTTCAAAGACTACTCGGTCAATATCATATGCATGGTCACTGTCTTTGAATACCCTCCCACATCGTTTATTCTGATACATAGTTCGGCCGCTATACTCACTCACGTCCATCCACTCATCGTCATTTCCAGTTAATGGGCCCAGGGGTTTGAAATCAAGTAACAAGCCCAATTGTTGACGACACCATGACGCACTAAAGCCACTGTGACCTTGGGTGCTGAAGAGTCTCACAAGGTCGAGAAGGTCATTTGCCATTGCTGCATTCATGGGGTCGCCATCAAAATAACCCATAGCTTTTAGTTCAGTTCTGGCATGGTTGAGGCTATTCGTATCATCGCAAGTTAGGAATTGCCAAGCGGTTTTAACTCGAGCACTGATTTCTTTAAATTTCTTCATTATTTACTCCTGAGAAGTTTTTAGTTATTCAGCAGGCGTGAAATCGACGTAGAACTTATCACCGGGCTTGAACTTCCCCCATAGCGCCGGATTGGCGATGTTGATCGCGAGCGTGGCGCCAGGCGACCACTTGGCGAACGTGTTGTCCTCGTCAAGACCATCCTCGCCGTAGGCCCCCGACTTGCAAACCGCGTGCATGGTCAGCGTTTCCATCGACTTTTCCGGAGTCTTGCCTGTGGTCGGATCGACCCAGCCCATGTGTTCCTGCACCATACTAACCTGCAGTTTTGCTCGCATGATAGTCATCATTTACTCCTAGGTTGAGATGAATACATAGTGTATCATCGCGGTACAATAAAGTCAATCGTTTTATTTGTTATATATGTTATATACAAGATCCCCACAAAAAATTTTTTGGCTTGGACGACAAGAATAGGGCCATATCAAGACTAAGAAATTTAGTGTGCCTGCTATTGAAGGGTATACAAAAATTTCTTTGAAAAATCCTGGGGGGTCGGTCGTGTACAAAAGAGTTGCACGCAAATGAGTTGGACGCAAAGGGTAATATCGTTTGTGTATGAATGAAGTCGTGTGGTCGATGGGCAATGTTATGTTAATGAAAACCTTGTAACAGACATTGAATATTCATCGGGGTTTTCATACAATGTAATTGTCGATCAACGATGTTGATTGATTCAACAAACTCTTTAACAATCGATCGATGCACACGCGACGCACACACGTGCGCGCATGTCATCGTGACAACAAATGGATACATCATGTCAAACGCAAAACGCAATCCCGTCGCAAACATCGTGAATCAAAACGACGTGCGCGACACGTCAAACCCCGTCGTATTCCCGACACACGAAACGATGAACACGACGTCCACACAAACGATCATGTTGAAAACGATTTTGATCAATCACAAAATCAAAACCGACCCGAAACTGATTCGTCGTGTGTTGCGCAAATACTACGCGCAAAAAATCAATCATCAACACCGCGACGCCTGGGTTTTCCCGACGTCACATGTTGACGCGATTGTGAAACTGATTGACACGCATTGCCGCGCTGGTCAATCCGCGAAATAACAACCCTAACAACGCGCGACGCTAACAACGTTGCGCGTTTTACCATCATGACATTCAATCAATTCCGCATCGATTGCATCGAATTGATGCACCCGTTGCACGCTGGCATCGTTGCATCGATGTTTCACACAACGATTGACGACCTGATTTCCGACGCGTACGCTGGTGAAATTGACGACCTGAACGATTCAACCCCCGAATGTTTCACACGCTGGGTTGATTCAACGTACACCCACCTCGTAAACTGAATACAAAACGCCCGTCACTGGGCGTTTTTTTATGCCTGTCGCAACCGCACCCATCCCACATTCCCATCTGAAAACCGCTGCTGAACCACCTGAACTCTCCCACACCGCACCCGATCAAATCCTTGTTATGTTATAACATTCAACTGTACAAACTTTCCTACATTTTCATCGTCATGCGGCCGCAGGGCCTTTCCAGGGGGTGCAATTCAGTAAGCGGTAGCCATTTCAAAAGCCGAGCCACAAACCGTGTTTTGCCTAAACTAAGTGGCCCACTCTTTATGATTGGTTCTAAAAATCTGCCAAAATAAAGACAGTTGACATAATGATTTTAAACAACATTTCGTTAGTCACGTGGTTCTTCCAATGTATATAACATCTATAACTTACTCAATTTCCAGGTGGTTGGCCGCTGCGCCGGCTTAGGTCTTGTTGTATATAACATATCGAACTGGTCTTATAGTCGACAACATTTGTTGTCAAGTGTTGACAACATTACAACACTTTTGTATGCTTATTGTAATTGACTTATCTATACCTTGTAATGTCTTATACTTTGAAATCCCATTTTCACGATAAGGGTGCCTCACGCAACTCATTGATTTTATTGATGTTTTAAAAACTTGAGGCAACCTTCCCTTAGGTTAGCGGAAGGTTGCCTCACCCGCAAACGTATACTGGGCCGGCGTTAGGGGTACTCTTGTAGATAACCTATACTCCACTATTATTGCCGGGTTTTTTTATAAATGGAATTTACGTTCAATTCAGTGGTAGGTAAAGGAGTCCAGGACACAAGGGCCCTTTTTTCTCTCTTTCTCTAAACCCTTGTCTTTATTAGCTATTTTACACGTATATACTAATTTACTAATATTAGGGTAGTAAAGGTTATCTCAATATCGATCAAAGTCATGACTGTCATACGTTTCAGGCTGAGACAACCTTCCAACAACCTAACCCTTTTTACCCCTTAGGTTATCCAAGGGTATCTCAAATATAGTTTTCAAGTTAAAACTTATCATATACAATCGCAACATATATAACTTCAGGAGATTTACTATGAAAAGGCCCGAACGTTTAACTCCAGATGAGCTTACAGAACTTTTACGGTACAATCCTCAAACAGGAAACCTCATATGGAAGAAAACAGTCTCACGCTGGAACAAACGAGGACAAGTAGCAGGCAATAGCAACAACAGTCGTGGGGAACTTGAAATCAAGCTCAAAGGCAAATGGTACAAAGCTCACCACATCGCTTGGTTTTTCATCACTGGTCTTTGGCCAACCAGCCCCATCAGTCACAAGAACAACGACCACAGCGACAACCGCAAAGACAACCTGTATGAACGATTCTCAGTCATCCAGAAACGCAAATAGTAGTTTCAACAGCAAGACTTATTGCATATAATGTATTCATACATCAACAAGGAGCAAAAAATGAACGTTGAACAATACCTCGCCCAAGAATTGGGAATCACCAATCAAGACATGATGGGCAATGAAATGCCCATCGATTCTTCATGTGGTGCAGCATGCAAGAGCTGTATCGACGCAGCTAAACAACTGATTGAGTTTAAAGGTCACCGGCTTGATTGCGATGCCCAATACACCTTCACTGGTCACATTTACACAGCCTTCGGTAAGGACTTCGGTTACATCGAAGAATTCACCACAGAGAGTGTTGACAACACCCGAATCGTTGAAATCTGCATCAGTGTTTGCCAATGCTACATTTTCGGCTAAAGAGCCAACAATGGAAACTCTCAAACAAGTCATCATGCGTCGTGACAACCTGACCAGCGATGAAGCCGACTGGCGCATTGCTGAAGCTCGCGAACGCGTCGCCAACGGGGAAGATCCCGAAGAAATCCTGCACGATGACTTTGGGCTCGAGCCCGACTACATCTTCGATATCCTCGACTGGTAAATCAATCCTGTAGTCAAAATGCGCGCCTTAGGGCGCGTTTTTCATTTGTGCGTCATCAATTGACGTTCAATCACACACAACTGAGGCACGCCAAGGCGCTTAGCAACGTCCATGAGAGCCCAATTGACGTTCGCGTATCATCACATGCACACACGTTCAAAACAACGTCCCAACGGGCGTTTAAATCAACGGCAAGAAAACGTGAAATAGTAGTTGAATGAAAGCGCGCGAACGTACATAATATGAACGTACACACAACAAGGAGCACACGTCATGCAATACTTCGTTTTTTACAAAGATGAACTTTGCACATCAGGCACTCGTAAAGAATGCATCGATTGGTGTGAAGAAAATGGCTACATCATTGCCTGTGAAAATGGCAATCGATTTTTTCTTGCGGAATAACAAAGGACTCATCATGCCTGATTCAACTTACTTCGCACGTCCAGAAATTCGCCTCGCGATATTCCTGGAAAACCTGCGCGCACGTAATCGTCCCGTCAAGACTGCATCGATTGACTTCACCGACACGCCGGCGCTCATCAAGATCGTCGTCACGCCCCTCCTGGGATCGGCCGCTGGTTTCGATTCTGTCATTCTGGCTGCTGAAGGTCTCACGGGATTCAGTGTTGTTGCTGTCTACCCTGGCGAAGAACTCAGCGATGAAAACGTGATCGCCGAATACGAAAACGACACTGACATTGACAAGGTGTAAGCCATGAAAATCAAATGGGACATAATTACCTTGTTTACCCTGAATTTTCTCGTTTGGGGTTTACTCATTCATTGGGTGAGAGGTTGAAATGAACATAACCATAGACACACTTCGGGCCAGACTTCCTTTGATGCGCGATGCATCAGATCAAACCTTGACTTCATTGCTCCCCCACCTCGATTGCCTCAACGTCGAACGAGGTCAAACCTTGAACACGGACCGTTACATTTACTTCCCGGTCACGGCCAGGTTGGGCATTCGTGAATTAGTGCAAGACAACCTTCGCATTGAAGTTACCCCTGTTTATCCAGAAGAGGCAACGACCATCGTCCAACATCTGGAGCAGCATAACATGCGTACGTCTACGCACGTTGTAAAAAACGGGATGACTTTTCGATTCTTGATTGATAGAATTGTACTTATGCAGCAATCGATATCAATCCCGAACCGTTTGGACGAGTTTAATCAGCTGGCAATGTCACGCGTGCTCAAAACCCTCACATGCAGTCTCGAGCACAGACTGGACCTTCGAGTTGCACGATATCTTTTGACTCAATATGATAAACACCTGGAGATCAGTCAGCAAGACGTAGCTAACGCTTTGGGCTGCAGGCGTGAAGGGGTGACTGATATTTTTAAAGACCTCACCCGATGGGGAGCGATCGTTCATACTCGAGGCCACGTCACCTTGAATGAGGATAGGCTTATGAGATTGAGTTGTGGTTGTGAGAAACACATATTCCCGAGATTTTAACATGACCAAATCTAAAGGGCTCAGGAAGATTCATCGTGACCGACGAAGTCCGCTCATAACCGATTCAGAAGGTGACCCGTACGCAGAGGGTTGGGACGCACACGAAAACGGTAAAACCGTAGGCGATAATCCTTACAAGCCCCAAGGTCAATCAAAGAAACATGACTTGTGGGAACGTGGCTGGTATTCGAGGGATGTATTATGAAACTTACAGTTACATTCTTGATGGGCACCGTAGTTGCAGCAATCTTTATCCTGACGTTTGGCCCCGACGTCATGACTTACATTGATACAGGAGTTTTCAAATGAAACGCAAGGTCATTCAGATTGTCGACCGCTTTATTAGCAAAGAAGACGAAGCTACACTTGTGGCATTGGCTGACGATGGCACACTTTGGGAGGGTATGACTCAATGTATCAATGAAAAAGCCATCAAACAAGTGGCAGAATACAACCAGCAAAAACTCAAAGAATTCAAGGAAACCCCTGAAGGTAAAGCTATGAAGTTCATTTCTTGGGATAAAGTCCCCGGGACAATGACTTCCCTGGACCGAGAGTATGATTTCGTCTGGACACAATTCAAGGGTTTGCCCGACGACAACAGTAACTTGGGGAAAGTGCGATGACCCCTGAACAAATTGAAAAAGTATGGGAATCTATCCCTTGGCAAAAAATCGCTCCTCGTATCCATGAAAACCCTGAGGAATTTAATAAAAAACTCAGATTGGCATTTGCTCGCGCCCTGCTATCTGAAAGCAAACCTGCCGATCAGTTTCCGGCGCAGCCTCCAGCGCAGTATCAGATGCGAGTAATTCTTGAGGACGGCACGCCATGGGGCGATTGGGTGAACGTCTCTCCAGAGGGTGCTCGCACGCTGCGCGAGAAATATTATGCTGCCAACTACGAGGTGCGCGAACTGTTTGATCGCGCTGCATCCCCTCCCGCGCCAGCGCAATCGGGGGCGCTCAATGCACACGAACGCAACGCCCTAAACGAAGCCGTCAAGCAATTGCCGAGCATTTCGGCATTGAGGACGTTGCGCGACAGGTTGCTTGTCGCTCCGCAGCCAGCACAGACTGGGGATTACATAGATGTAGTGTTTGATGGTCCTCCTTCACACGAATCGGGAAGATTTGTGGAATGTGAAGATCCCGATGGTAAATCTGTCAATGCAGGGGAATGGATTGACCGAGGTAACGGTTTGTGGGCACTTCGAATTAAAAAATAGCAGTTGATGAAGCCTTGCTGATTTGTTAATATACATACATCAACAACAAGGAGCAATGAACATGAACCGTGAAGACGCATTGCGCAAGATTCGTGCATGTATGAATCTTGCCAACAATGATGCAGCCGAGGGCAATGAAGTTGATAACGCCCTTCGCATGGCAGAAAAACTTGCCAAGAAATTCGCCATCGATATGGCCGAGGCCCTTCAACAAGGCAAAACGATTGACTTTGAATTTACCCTCGAAAAAGTGTATTTCGGGAACAAAGTCAAAAAAACGCCCCTTTGGTATCAATGGATGGCTGTTCAAGTTGCCCAGTTCACTGATTGTCTTGCAGTGAATGTGTACGACTTTATTGAAGGCGCAGGCGTCGGGTTCAAGGGGCACATTGAGGATGTTACGTTTGCTGCGTGGCTTCTTGATTCCTTGAAAAATCAATTGCGCATTGAAACACGCAAGGCATCTTGTGGGTCTTCAGAGGGGCGTGAAACGTTCCGAAAAGCATTTTCGAAGGGCGTATGTGTCAAATTGCGCGAGGTACGCGCAAAACGCCCATCGGAAATGCCAAAAAACGCCCTGATTGTTGTCGATCAAAAGATTGCAGCCCGAGATTCACATTTTGGGCATGGTGAACAGTATCGCACCTCGAAGTCACGCATGACATTCTCAGACTTCGAAAATTATCACAAAGGTTTCTCCGCAGGTAAACAAGCTGCAGTCAACAAGCCCATTGGAGGCTAACATGAAACAAGTAATTTTCGGTATCATCATTCTCGCCGTGTGTGGCGTAGCAAACGTCTACGCAGCCAATACCTCGGCCAACCACGGTCACCATGGGGGCGGTAACAATGGGGCATTGGGTGCAGCCGCCCATGGTTCGTCATCCTCAAGTCAAGGTGCATCGCAATCGGGCAATGGGGGTATGGGGGACTGTGACGTAACTCATTACAGCATTTGCGCCAAATGAAACTGCATTTTGATTGGGAGTTTTTTCCGGCCCTGCGTCAAGTGCAGGACCAAACAAAAGCTTTGCGCGAACGTAATGAGCAACGACTCGCGCAAGCTAAATCTCGTGACGGTAATTATTATCGACCGAAGGAGCAAGAAAATGAGCGCGAACAGCGGACCCCTTAAACCTGGCACACTCTGCTGGTTAACTTTTACAACGGCAGCCAACATTGGCAAAGTTGTTGAAGTTATTTCATTAGCTGGAACCTTCAACCTGGGAGATGTGTATCATGTTAAGGCCAAGGAATCGTTGACTGTTCAAGATTTGGTAGTGGAAAATAATACGGGGGTAAGTATTATAGCAGGGCCTCATCGTCCTTCGGGGTCGGCCATGATGGCTCTTCGCAAGCAATTGATCCCAATGAACGACCCCGATAACAAGATGAGCATAGAAGATTGGGGGATCATTCAGAAAATGAAAGAAGGTGAAATTACACAAAAATAGGAGTTTCATCGTTAGGCCCATTCATATACAATGTTTTTGTTGTACATAAAAACCCTTTCTCAGGAGCTTCAAATGTCCACCATTACTAAAGAACAGCAAGAAACTATTGCTTTGTTTCTTTCAACGCATGAACTTCCTTCGGGGCTTGGTACGGCTGAGGCTGCTTGTAGTATTGCAGCAATCAACCTTGCATTGACAGGGGAACTCACGGATCGCATCCCTGACTGCATGTCTAAAGTTATGGGTGAATGGATTATTCGGGTACAAGACTCAATGCCCCATAATATTCGAAATAGTAATGAATGGAAACAGCTCCTCCCTTTGGCGGCAGGGACTGGTCGTGAGCATGAACAAGAACGTTTGAAGTTGATTTTATCCTGGATGTGGGAACAAGTTTTGCCTGAACTGCAAGATTTGGCAAACAAAAAGCGTTTTGGCGATAAATGGCAAATAATGTGTAAAGAAAAAACGCCCGACACCGCCCGCGCCGCCGCCGGCGCCGCCTACGCCACCGCCGCCCGCGCCACCTACGCCACCGCCGCCGACGCCGCCGACGCCGCCGACGCCGCCGA